CGACAGGACGTTGTTGGGCTTCTGTTCCTCGGCTCCAAAAAATAAAAAATTATAGCCACACATTCGAATTCCGATTAGGCGAATAAAAAAAAAAAAAAAAAAAAAAAAAAATTATAATAAAAATTTGAATCTTAATCCGAATCTAAATTTCGAATCATATACGAATCTCGAATCGAATCTAATTTGGAACAGTCGACCGACCAAGTATGTTCCACTGACCATCTATCTCCATTCCACATATTACTTAATATTGAAACAATATTTGGAATTGAATATAGAAACTTATGTTGTTCTTATCAGCATCGGAAAGGATGTTCGCTTACGCGACCACCTTCCCTCAGCATCAAACCATCAACTGCTATCTTATCCAATACACCCACACTACAACTGTGAGCACGAACACTGCATTCACCACTCGCATGATGGAATTGCACAGCTTCTCAGTTGGAGATTTACTTGGTGAACAGAGGTTAACAAGAAAGATTGTGCCCCAAACGATAGACCAGATGAATACCAGCTTCTCTAAGAAATCCATTATTTGTTACCTAAATATTGATAAAACTTGTGATTTCCAACTCGTTTTATGAACAAAGTTCGCCCAAACTTGTCAGATTTTGATGAAAAATGAGTGCATTTTCCAGTATTTTTCGGCTCAAAAAGTACGAAATATAACGCAATTTTGAGACTTTCTTTAACACTTTCGTGTTCATTTCTACTAAATTTTAGAGCTACAGACTGAAAATCTGTGTTCCGTTTCCATTTATTCTTCGTCCATGAAAACTGTCCTTTTTGGTAGACAACACCACAAATCGTGTTTGCAAATGGCTTGCCAAACTGAGTTCGGTTCTGTACGACATTTGCAACCATAATCTTTCCAGCAGGTTTCTCACCTCTGGCTTCGAAGAAAATAACTTTGGACATACAGTCTACATCTGAGACTTTGCCAGCAGCACCATTTAAATAAAGTTGTGCAGCATAATCTAATAACGGACCATTCCATTTAAAAGAAGTCCCAGCCGAAGCCGGGACAGCCGTTAGAAGAAGGATGAGCAGAAGAACTTTCCGCATCAGGCTTCCTTATTTTGCTTTCTTGAACCACGTTAGTGGATTCAACTGTTTAATCGCAGCTGTGAATGAGTCACGAATAGTTGTGATAATTAACTTCGCACCGACTACGCCAATTACAATGCAAGCAACAAAGCCAGCGTTTGGGTGATTAACCAAGTAACCATCCAGAATTGGAAGTGAGAAGACAAACGTTCCAATAACACAACATAGGGCCGCATCGAGCAGCGCTTTTCCAAGTCCTTCACTTTCGTAAGCTCCACGAATCAAGGCTACTAAGCCTGCAAGCAGGCCGTGTAAGATTCCATACTGGTGCATGAAAACAAAGATAGCTTGGATAGTTTGTCTATCCACTTTAGGTTCCATATTCATTAGAGCGGGGACTTTGGCCATTCAGGTTCTTCAACCGACAGGTCAACACGACGCAGCTTAATGATGTATGCTTTGAGTTCTTTCATGAGAGCAACTTCTTCAGCATTCTTTTCATCATCAATTTGCAGTGCCACGAACAAACCGAGAACACGATTCATTAGCCCACTCTGAGTATTCTTATTCTTACCACGGAGCAGTACCGGGCATTTTGAGAACACGTGAGAGATAGGATTGATTCGCCAGTTTGCACCGTCCAATCCTTCTGGAATGTTCTCCACCTCAACAACGTTGTTGCCATGAGGGAAGAGTTTTACAGCATCCTTGTCAAATGATACGACCTTAAATGTTTCAGGTTCGTACACAATTTTCCAAGTGTTGGTTTGAAAGGTATGACGAAGTGTATACCAATCACGCCCATGTTGGTCGCATTCAAATAAAACTTTCTGACCATTACCAACATCATCATCAGCCATTAAGTAGCGATGATATTCCTGAGACAAATCCTGAATATATGGATTGTCCAAGTTCTCCATTGGGAACCCCTTTGGAAGCGGGTTCTTTGGAGTGAACTTCTTAAAGCCTTTATAGTGCATTAGCCAATCCCACATTGTACCCAACCAGCACTGTCTTTAAACAGTTGCAAGTCGGAAATCCAGCAGTAACCATCATTGGCACCGAAGTCACCAAGTCCGGTAAGGAAGCCACCAAGTGGACCTTGTGTGTTGTTAACCTGACGTTGGTTCACAGCACGAACTTCACGGAAGCGGTTGTTGATGTTGTTGTTCAATGCATTGACATTGTTGGAAACCCAAGTTGTCAGGTATCCGCCATATGCACCGCCATACAAGTTACCATCTTCCTGCATGTAGGAACCGCCGTTACCGGAGTAAAGTTTCCTTACAGCAAGAATGTCTCCAGATGCAATGAAGTTTCCGCTTGCACCATCCATACGCCATTCGGCAGTTTGGACAGAGTTATTGGAGTTTACGTTGCGGAATCGGAATCCACCAGTGCCGCCACCTTGGTTGTTAACAAAACAACCAGCACCAGATGAGGGTGAGTTATCTTCATTCCAACCAATGTGTAATCCTTGTTCCTGCATGTTGATACGAGAACCCGGCTTACCTTGAGTGTAGAACTCTCCAGAGATACAACCCCAAAAGTTTGAGTTACCATTGTTGCTGTAGAATCTCTGGTCGGATACAAGAGTACCATCACCACCAAGTGTCAGACGGCCAGCACCACCAGCACACAAATAAAGTTCATTCACAGCACCAGAATACTGGATGTACGCTTTAGCTGTGTTTGCTTTATTTGGCATGAAGATGGTTACGAAGTTATCCGTACCAGTGCCACCCATGTTAAACACATTGGCAGCAGTCATATCCATCGTGCCATTGTATGCAGATGAAACTTGACCAGTAGAGAAACTCTTATCACCATTTCGGGTGACAAGATAAGTTCGCTCAGCGCCATTTGTAACCAGCAGTGTCACTGTGTTATCAGCAAGTGAGACAGCTTGGATTCGAACAGCTTGGCTGCCTGTCATGTTATTCATGCCAGCAGGTCTGTTAGTAATGTTGTTGTTATTCACATACAACATTTCACCAGCAGAGAATGCATAGTTCGCCATATCCAATGAAGCAATGATTGGAATATTCTTTCGACCGAAGTTGAAAGTTCCCACAGTCATTACTTCACCAACATTGCTGCCGGTATTGACGAAAGCCGCCGAGCGTAGGGCATCTGTTAATGCCCCGAAAGACCAACCTTTAGCCATCGTTTTGCCTTATAAAACTGAGATTTGATTGTCGGTTAATGCACCGGCAAACACACGGACATTACAAATTGAAACAGGAACTAACTCTTGTGGAGTTGAACCAGAAAGAGTTTCAAGAATGTTTGGATAAGTGTCAATGGCAGCATTGGTTGTGGTGATTTCATTGAAGAGAACACCATCAATAAACAGAGCAACTTTCGTCGCAGTTCTTCGAATAACAAACCGATGTGTCTTACCATCATCCATTGCACCAGATGTTACCGCCTGACTGTCGCCATATGCACCAACTGTTCCATTGCAAGTAACGTACAAGCGAGCACGTCCAATACCACCAACACCAACAGAATAAATTGATTTGGCTGTTTGCTTGTAAGAGCCAATCCATGCAATGTCAGCAGCAACAGTTACATCACTTGCACCAACAACAGGAGGAGCAGAAAGCTGAACAGTTTTCTCAAGTTGCTGTGGAAATGCGAATCGACCATATTGGTCATACTGTGGAGTCACAGCACTATCAGCAGTCCCGCCACCAACATAAATATTAATATCCCGAATCAACGGCATATAAAATAATTCTTTTGGTGGAGCATAACTTGGTTCAACAGTTTGCTTATTATCTGCAAACGTATTCTGAGTGATAATCTCAGATGGTGCAGCAGAACCAATCTTGACGAAACCTTTACCAGCAGCATCAATACCAACAGCACCAGCAGCATTCTTCATGTACACGCCAGTTGAGTCAGACTTGATTAAACGAGTCTTATCGGCAGACAGGAAGATTTGACCAGTGCCCATTGTAACATCGCCAGTATAAGTACCACCTTCAACAGGTACAGCACCAATCTGAGTAGCAGTTACACTGTGTGGGTTATCTTTGCGGCTGGCATGTGTTTGAACTTCGGTACGATACTGAGCAACCAAAGCATCAATTTGAGAAACTGTGTAAGTTCCCAAACGTCCCGGAGTAAGTTTGTGCGGGTTACCAGTTACATCAGCAACATGGTCATCAATCTTCTTAACCGTTGCATCATATGCAGAGCGGGAAAGTTGAAGTGCTGAGCCAGTCCACTGAGCAGAGTTGGTTGAGGGCGCTTTGGTTTTGTCTGGATTGTCCAACAAAGCAACATACATTTTGTTGTTTGTTTCATCCCAAACCGCAGCACCTTTCTTATAGGTTACGTCACCGCCCCACTCCAGAACACCACGTTCAGCCAAAGCCTGAATGATTAAATCATTCTTCCACTGGAGGAAGTTGAGAACCTGATAAGTAGGAATCTCAGACAACCAACCAGTGACATATTTTGTGTCGCCTGGGTCGCGACGAGCTACACTTGAGCCATCAGCCCAAATGCGCCCAAGTTTTGGACGGAGCATTTAAGTTCCTATTTCGCAGTGATTGTTAGCTTGGCAACCATGCCGCCCCATTTAACAACGAGAACAGCAACACCAGCTTTAAGGATACTGACTACAGCCTGCCCTGAACTTGAGACGCTTCCAATCTTAACGACCGTGTCATCCGAAGTTGTCCACACAGCAGTGTTGTCGATTCGACCACCACGAACATCGTCAGCACTCCACGTAAATGCACCAATATACTGAGCACCTTTCGGAGCAGTTGCATTAGGCATTTCGAAAATGTTGGTGTCAACTTTGCTGACATACCAAGCAGTTCCTGGAGAATTCGAAGTATCGTTTTGCAAGAACAATGAAGCATACTTCGGAAGCAGTGTTGACTTCTGATATTTGTTCAGAGTAGGCCAAACAACAATTCGTTGAACATGAGTGGCATCTGGCGCAATACGCGTCATGATATCTTTCAAGTCCAGCGAACCAACAAGTGAAACTGTGGATTCAACCAGAGTGCGTCTGAACACATCGCCAGCATAATATTCGATTAAGTCAGTGCGAGGAATGTTGAATTCCAATCCAGTGATTGAGAATCCAGATTCAATCTCCCAGCCTTTGTCTGACATCTTCGGAGTCTTACTGCCACCATCAATAGTGTGTCGTCCAATATCCATGCAGCTTAAACTGCCAGCACGGAAATCAACTTCAATGATTGATTGTGGAAGCGCAAACAAATTGTTCACAGCACGTTGCTGTCTTTGGAAGTTTGCTACTGTTGTGATTTCACTTCTGTTGCCAGTTGCATCTTCACCATAAACACTATCACCATCAGCTTCCATGATGATTGAACCACCGGCATTACTCATTTTCAAATCAGGGCCATCCTTTTGGAATGAACCCGGACCAATTGTAATGCCACCATCAAAAGCAACATCACCAGTAAACGTACCACCAGCCACAGGAAGTGTTCCAACCTGTGCAGGAGTTTCGGCATGAGCTACTTTACCAGTTAAGTTTTCGTGATAGACGATAGTTCGTGGGTCTGTTGGTGAACCGAGGAAGTCATCAATTTCTTCCTTCTCATAACCACCAATTGCATGGATGTTATCGTTATGAGGATTGTCAGCATCCAAGTGAGTTGTGATTTTATTATTAAGTGTTTGCTCCGCTGTATTAACAGCATCTGCATCAACACCAATAACCAAACTCCAGCCAGCTTCCGTGGCAGGGTCTTTACCTGTGAGCGTAGTTCCGGAAACGTTGACATACAAGTCATCGCCTTTTCGAGTTACGGCACTGATAGAATAAGTTAATGAAGCATCCCATTCAGCAACTTGCTCACTGGCTGCAATTTGATTCTTAAGGTCTGAAACCTGATACAGAAAGTTTTGCCATTGATGTGGCTCTTTCTCAACAATCCAACCCTTAGCGTATTTGCCTGGCTGATAAATTGGATGAGTTGTATCCAAGTCAGGGTCGGTTGCTGTACCGTTTTCAGCCCAAATCTGTGAGAGATTACCAACCCTATTTGTCATATCACATTCGCCGGATAGTCAGTTGAGTAGTAAACAAGAGCAATGTTGCCTGAGTCATCTTTCAACGTGCATTGAATGCCAGCCGGTTTAATGTCAGGAATCATAAATGAAAGAAGAACACGCTCTGTAGTTGGGAGAGTTCCATGGACAATGAAGTCCATTTTTAAATCTCCTTCAACTATTTCCAAATCCAACTCCCGCCCCACAACCAAGTCGCAGAACAAAAGTAAATCGTCGATGCAGCAGTTCGTAACCGTTTTAATAATACGGCCACGAATGGCGTTCTTCAACTGAGCATCTGTGCGAACAAAGTCGCCAGAGTTTCGGTCAGAATCAGAACGAAGAATACCACCAACACCGGGACGATTGTCGTCACCTGTACTTTCAGCAGCCGGGTTTTCATAGTAGCCGAAGAAGCCAAGAGCAGCCGCACCATAAAGGATACGGCTTGCTCCGACTATGTAGGCTATGTCATCAACCATCACGCCAAAAGAATCTGCAAGGTAGCGATACTTTACAACGTCTTTCATGGCTTGTTCAATTTCCTTGAACTCATCCAGAAAACATTGAATGTACTTCTTAAGGTTTGGAGAATGCTTATACTGTGTAAGCAACATTCCCAAGCCGCGTTTTGGTTCAGCCATTTGAAACCTACGGAGTATTGGTTGTATCAGTTACTTTGATGTTCGCAGTAACAGTAGATGCACGTTCGTCGATATCCATTTCGATTGTTGTGTTTGCCACTGTTGCAGCAGACTTACCAACTTTCAAATCATCAATCTGAATACCTGAAACAGCAGCCAAAATTGGTGGAATCAAATAAGACCACACAACTGGAGCACCCGGTTGCAGCGCATCAACGTATGCCTGAACAGCATCCTGAACAGAAACTTCAACGTCATTCGAACTCAGGTTTGCACCCGGCAGTCGTTTAACTTTGATATCAAAGAACACAGGAACTTTGGTCGTCCGACTGAACTTAATCTTTTTCGGATAACCTTTACTGTCCTTAATCGTTGCTTCGATTTTGCCAAAGGTAGGAACACCACCAGCTTTATTCTGATAAATGCGTTTGGCAATATCATTGACAGTACCGCCATCAACTACCACATAGATAGTGCCTGACGGCTGAGCACCAATAGCAGTGCCGGTATCATTATCACGAATACGAATGTAATCAAGATTGAGGTCAGCGAGTGCAGAGTAGATTGCTTCTGCCGTTGCCGAACCATCTGCGACTGTTGTTTTGTCACGACGAACTCGCAACGCTGGGTCTGATTCATAAACAATACCAGTATCACCTTCTTCTGAATTGTTCACAGAAGTAAGGCTTGAAGTTCCACCAGAGATAATTTTGGTTACTGTATTTGGTGCAATGTAGATTGCGCCCGGAGTTGTACAATAACCAGTTACATCGCCCGGAAGAGTTACTTCATCCTGAGTTTCAAATTGATATGTTCCATCACCAACAACTAAGCCAGCAGGTACAACAGAACCAGCAGAGCCTTCGCATTCAATAGTGACGGCAGTTGGCTTGTTTACATATCGTTTGGTTCGAGTCAGTTCACAAACTGCATCAAGTCCAATACCTTCAACAGCACCGGGACGATATGAGTTGAATGCCAACTGAGCTTGTTCCCACAAGAGTGCAGCTTCATTACCGACGATACCAATTACTTGTCCGTCAGGAGATTCAGGAGACACATCAAATGTAGAACCGAAGGCAGCTGTAAATCTTGAGTTGAGACTGTCAACCACAGCCGCCAAAGGTTTGCGAACAAACCCTTTATCGGTAACACCATAAACTATAGCGGCCATTCTACGATATCCGTTACATCGCCATAATCAGAAATGGCTGTGAATGAAACATTCAACTGACGTGTGCGATAGTTTGCATCAACTTCAATTGAAAGTAATTGCCTTACGTGGTTGGTGCCACGAATGATATTGGCTAACGCAACTTGGATATCCGATACTCTGGAGTTCTTCGAAAGAATACCATCGAACCATGGAAGTCCAAGTGAAGTATCGTTTTGCCATTCACCCAACAAAGTGAGCAGTCGGCATTTAACCAACTGCGCCACATATTCAACACCACCAACACGAGTCATTCCACGACCAAGGATAATGTCGTGGTTACTATCTAACTTTAAGTTACCCGCCATTATGCACTCTCCATTGGTCCAACTTTGCCACCCTCAGGATTAGGATGAACATGCCCATCAACTTTGACACCATTCAAGACATAAGAGCCGTTGTGTGCAACGTTTCCTGTGACTTCGAATGTTTGTCCAGAGCCACCAGAGATTGCTGCGCCACCATTAACTGTGAGCTTCTTGGTGACTGTGACGTTGCCATCCAGAATGATTTCCGGCGACTTAACAGTTGTCTTCTGCGTGCTGACTTCAACTTCACCATCCTTGACATGAATGTATGTAGAGCCAGAAACAATTTCAATTAAACCTTCGCCCGCCAAAGTTACACGTTGGGTTCTGTCGGCATTTCGAAATTCAGCAACCTTACTGTTAAATCCCTTAATCGCTTGGGGAATAGGTTGGTTCCCGATAGTACATGTCGCTGCGTTGATATTAAACAACTGGCTGAATGCTGGAGCAGGTTTTCCATTTATCATTCCAGCACTGTCTTTGCCTTCAACTAGCCAGTGTGTAATTCCTCGCTGGGCGAAATGAACATACACTGGCGTACCATCAGGAACCGGATGCGTTAACGACCATCCACCACCTTGGATGAATTGCACCGGAACCTTCTGCAATCTTTGCTTCTTCTGCAAAGAGTAAGGAACTTTCATTCCGATGAAGAGTGTTTCGATTGCAAGCTGTACATCACAAGTTTGGGATTCGTCGTCAAAGTTATATGCGAACCCCGGATATCCTGTATTGATATCTGGAGCACGGTTGTTATTTTGACTACCCACGTTCGAGCACCGATTCATCAATAATGATTAAATCAAGCTGTTGCCAGCTTGTGATTTCGCTTCCCGGATATGCGTGGTTGTTGGCGTACAGATTTGGCAATGGTGTTTCGAATTGCTCAAGAATGTCTAAACCACAACGAATTGGTATCCCATAAATCTTATCCGTGGATGACCATGAAAGGTCAAACATATAACAGTTCAATGCACGATTGAGATACAGCGCAGACATTTTAAGTGTCACGCCATTAAACTCAAATGCAATATCCTTGGACACAGAGAATGGAACAACCTTCACATAACCGGGAGGAAGTAAGTTTGCAATCTCTTGGAGTGCATCGCGTTCTTCTCTTATTGTCATAACAGACGACCTTTAACAGAAGAGATAGGTTGCGACAGTTTGGTGAGCTTACCTTTCAGAGTTTTCAATTGTTCTGTTGGGCGAGCTATCGAACCGAGTCCCGGAAGTGCAACACCACCGAGAACACCGATACCCAAACCCTGAGCCATTTTAGCAAACTCAGAATAATCGTATGATGATGCGATTGCTGCTTTCGCTGCATCTGCTAATTCATCTGGACCGATTACTTGCAACTCTTCAAGGGTAATTTCAACAGCCAGCATTGCCGCTGTTTGTTTATCATGCTTAACTCGAATCTCATTGATAACACAATTGAGATAAGTTCCAAGAATGGTTGAAATGTACAGCTTCGTTCCAGATGTACGCAAATCGTTAAACAGATTATACGTTGATTGGATACGGTCTTCTGTTTCAAATGCAGAAGACACAACACCATACAATCCACCAATTGCAGGAAGTACAGGGTTGTTAAAGATTGCACCACTAATCACAGACAAGCCTTGAACAGATGCTGTCCAAAGTGCTGAGTTCTGCATGTTGACAGCAACGGCTTCCAACTTCAAAATTCTGTTGTGATTGATGATGTGGTCTGCAACAACAAAGCCAGTAGACGTTGGAACTTTAGTCACTGTAGATTGTGCAAGGTGGCCTTCGCTCACCATCGCATCAAACTTGAATGAACTAAATTGGTCCATCGTTGGAGAAACAATTAATTCCTCCATTGCCTTTCTGGCACCAGAGATTGCATTTTCAACAGAGCCAAGAATAGAATCATCTTTCTCTTGAACCTGTGCAGCACTCCCTGCCTTCCACATAATGACAGAAGGATGCGGCCCATAGTGGAACCGACTTTTAACTTTACTGACAGCGCCAGTTAAAGCACTGCCAACATCACCAATAATATCAGACATTAGAAACCTTCACCTTCCATACTCATACCGCTTCGGGCATACCACTGTTGCCAGTTTTCTTCATTCAAACCAGCAGCATTGTTGCCACCAAGAACACCATGAATAGATGATTGGAAATCTCGACCATGAGTTGCCCCATGATGGATAACGGATTCGATAAGATACTTATCTTCCATACCGTACCGGAAAACTGAATCATCGTAGTTCAGCAATTGCTTGCCGCCAGTTACACCAACGATTCCGTTTGCCAGTAACTCAGTACCGAGTAAAGGAGAAATGTCCATCACCATGCCCGGTTGAATATCCGAGCGGAGAAACACATTTAAATCAAAGACAGCAATGCCAGCAATTGGAGTGCCAATAACTGTGTTGGCATCTATCTTGATTGGCTCTCTATCTTTTGCCATTCGGCTTGTTGCATCTTGGTCGCCATAAGTGTCCGGGAATATTTGGATATCCGAGGTCGAAATATAGAAACGAAGATTGTGCTCTTCAAGTAGAGCAGTAAACTCATTTAGGAAAGTGTCATGAAAAACACGACCAGTTGGGAGAACCGCGCTCAAGTCTTGGTCGAGCAAGCCAAACGTAGATATAACACTGAAACCATAATCTGCCGTCATAGACAGAATAGCTTGTTTCAATGTTGCACCCGGCGGTATTGATTTCATTGCTTTGAAGTCAGTCGAGTTGACCGCTGCTTTCGAAACACAGAACAGTGTTGTTACATGTTCAGGAGCACGTTTAAATCCAACAGCGTTTGTTAAGACGCCAGAGAAAATAGTAGGCAAAACGCCTGGCTCGGAAACATTGATTCGAACTTCACGGCCGTTAACATCATTAGTGTTGTAGTGTCCACGTTCACCTCCAGCTACTAACATATCAGCATAACCCGCTCGAATTTCAATGAGCAAGTCTCCGAATGTTTTATTCTGTAAGAATTTAACTTCAGCTAAATCTAAGTTGTAGATTGTCACTGTCGCTGTGTCGGCACCCCATCCTATGATGGAACGAACTTCAAATTCAATACTGTGCTTTTCAAACACTGTTTGCTTACTTGGGTCATTCTTATTTGTTACTATGACCTGAACGCGTCTAATCCACACAATGGCACCTTCATAAATCAATTTCAAATAAAGTTGAATAGAAATGCGGAGCCGAAGCCCCGCACATTCTTAACGCTTCTGAGAAACAGCGCCACCAACATTAATAGTGTGCGTCTGAGATTGACCACCGACAGTTGCAGTTGCAGTTGCCTGTTTGCCATTAACAGTTGCATTGACATTAACTTGAATGGTTCCAACAGATGGTCCAGTAGAACCACCAGCAAATCCATTTGCACCAGCCGCCAATTTATGTAAATCAGCAACTCGTTTCTGAGCTTGTGCTGGCATATGTTTAAGCCAGTCATTGCCCCACTGTTTAACAGCCCTGTCTACAGTACCTGAACCATCAGTATATGCAGCAGCCGCCTTGTCATAATCACCAGCATACTTACCAACCATCTTGTCGAGAAGTTCTCGACCAACACGATTGTATTCTTCTGGCGTATCACTTTGAGCAGGCTTAACTCCATAACCAGGGTCACGTGCAGTAGAAGGAAGAACTTGCATTGAGTATTTGGCACCAGTAGGACTGGTTAACGGATTACCTTTATCATCATAATCACGACCATTTGACTCAAGCATTTGTGTTGCTTCTGCAAGCGAGTTTGCATGAGTAAGTTGTTCAGCTTTATCCATTGCGCCATAAGCTTTCGCCATGCCACCAGACAAACCACCAACCAACGCATTGTAATCCTGAGCACCATATCTTTGAATAAAGTAGTCAGGAGATACAGCAGCACGAACAGCATTATCCCTACGAACAGATGAAGCGAAGTCGCTTGTATCCTGACGACCACGAGTATCATCAAGACCTTCGGCAGCAGCTTGGATTTCATCACTGGTGTTAGCAGCGCGAGCAAATCCACCGAGTCCTGACATTTCAGCAGCACCGGCAATTCGTTCTGGACTCCAACCACGAGCTTGAGCTTTCGACTTAAACATCGCAGCCAGCTTGATTGGGTCGCCACCACTTTCTCGAACATCAGCAAGAGTTAACAGCCCGCGAGTTGCAACTGAGATTTGAGCAGCACCACTTGGGTCGCCGTTCGCCATCCTGTTGTAAATCGAATGAACAGTTTCATTTGCTCGTTGTGCCTGACCTTTGTTAAGGCCGAGCATTTCAAGTCCTTGCTGTTGAGCATCAAACTGGATTGGATTCGTAGAACCAAAGTCCTGCGAGTTTCCAAGATAGTCATTCATTGTTGAAATGACTTCACCACCAATTGACGCCGCTCCGATACCAGCTAATAGGGTTTGACCAACCGGCCCCATGTTTGCTAGCTCACGCTGGAATCCGCCCTGTAGCCCATGCAGTGAGCCGCTTGCCAAACCCGATGCAATCCCATTGCCGAAGTTGTCAAACGCACCTGGGCCAGCGCCATTGCGTCCACCGCCGTTTCCACCGCCACCGCCAGCACCATCACTGTTGGCCCGGTCGAACGCCCGACGCGAGAAGCCGCGAGGCATACCCAAATCGTCAAAGTCCGCATCGGCACCACCAGCATCAAATCCTGCCGCGTTACCCGAAGCCTCGCCGCGTTTTACCTCTTCCCTTGCCGCCAGTACGCCCTGCTTAACCGCAAGCGCCATGCCCGTCTCAGCGCCGTTACCGCCCACTGGTACGAGGCCAGTATTGGCACTAGTCACAAAGTTAGGTTCGTAATCTGAGCCACCTTGAGCAGCGTCATTATAAGAACGACGACCGCCAATTAAGAATGGGTCAGCTTCTGTACCAGCATTTGGAGAATAGCCACGGTCTGATTTCTGACGAACATCTTTCCAGATTCCTTCGCCTGTTACAGCTTTACGAACACCGGCTTTCAATTCATCTTGAGGAAGGTCAGCATGGTTTGAGAGGAAGTCACGACCAGCTTGCATACGGTTGAGCACAGAATCAAGACGAGTTTGGTTTCTGTTGTACCAATCCGGGTCTTGTTCAATCCATTGATTCTGTGTTTGCTGTCCAATCGTCTGCGAGAACAAAGTTTTCTTGCGTCCAGAAAGCAACATGCCCAATTGAACTTGGTCCATGTAGTCTGGATGGTCGCCTGCATTCAAATCTGCAAACTTGCCAGCACGTTCAGGAGCTTTGTGTTCCCATAAAGTGTCATCACCAATTAATCCATCTGGTGAATACATCATTCCGGGGAACATGTCGTTGGTTATTGCACCAACTTGCTGGATATCCTGACCGAGTTCTTTGGAAACACGGATGCGAGCTTCATCTTCTCGCTTGTGTCCCATGGCAAACATCTTTTCTTGGAATGAATTGGGAGCTGTTTCGTTCCTTGTCACTCCAAGTTTGTCCATGAACTGTGCCCACGGACGGGTATAACTGTTTGAACCTAAGAAACCACCAACTGTTGAGCCGGTAATATCATATTGTTCACGGAACTTGAACCACTCATCACTTCCTTGTTCCATGTTGTGATACTTAATCGGGCTTGCACCACGATTTCCATCAGCAACATCACGGAAGTTTGCATGAGCAGCATCCAAATCTGCAATGGCGGCACCCTCGCGACGAGAGCGAGCAGCATTCCACGACATTGGTTCGTTTAAATCAGCACTCCATTGAGTACCAATCTCCGCACGACGTGGTAAACGCAGGTCTGGATTGGGAACACCAGATGGTGCAGACGCTGCCTGAGCATCCATCTTGTCCCAACTGTTTTCGATTACAGCTTGAATGTTGTTGCGATTGTATGAGGTGTCATCCAAGTTTGCATAACCTGAACGAGCTTCTTCGATACCAACATAACGTGTCGCACTATCAAGCAATAAGTCATGCTCTGACGTTTCGTGGCGATAAGGATTCATTCCTGTTTCACCACCGCCTTTATGTGACGATGCCAGAGACTTCATTGTTGAGCTTACTTCCTGACGAATCGCACTTGATGCTTCATCAGCACCTTCTGGACGACCGAGCAAAGAAGCAACCAAAGAATAATGTGCACGATTTCCCTGAACAGCAGAACCAGTTGCACCCAAAGGTAAACCAGCAGCATTCAAAGGTTCGCGAGGATACTGAGTACCACGAACAACATCAGAGCCAAGTTGTGGAAGAATAGAATGATATCCAACCTTCGCACCAGTTGCAGCAGCATAGCCAACTTCGAGGAATTGATTTCCCATTGCCGAAGCCAAACGCGTTGCAACAATTGACGCATCCTTTTCATAGGCATGTGGATTGTTGTAAGCAGCTTTATTTAAATACATGGATGCAAGATGGTTGTACGAATCAGCAACACTGCCTTTATTCGTAGCATACTCGCCCATGATATCACCAGCATAATGCCCCTCAAGTGGAGGCATAATATCCTGATAATCATCCCAATGGTTATTTAAATAACCTTTCAGCATGTTGAAATTCTGAGGCGGAATATTGGGATTCGCCTTTGGCATGTGCATCCAAACATCATCAGCAGAGACACCAAGTTTCTGCATGTATTGATGAAGTGCATCAACATGATGGTCACGACCGCCACCCATGATTGAATGGAATGTTTCAGTGTAACCAGCACCAGCCAACGATTGTGCAACTCTTGCAGCGTCAGAAATGGATTGTTCTTCGTGACCTGTAAAGCCCTGCATGTGGTCAAAGCCGCCTTCCGCATCTGCATGAAGAAGTTGGCTGTTCACATCTAACCAACCGGAAGCTTGATGAGTTTCCAGTTGTATAACCATTTTGGACTTCGAGAGTCCGGGCTCAAAAGATAATCCGGCCTCAAGACCAAGCATACGGAGAGTTTCCGTATCCATGCCCATCATTTCTTTTCTGCTAGCCATCACTGTTCCGTTTCAACTGGAGGATTTAATTTCTTTCTTAAATCAAGGATATCGTGGAAGAGGAGTAAATCAATTAAAGAATAAGTTCCATCTTGTAACTCACGAAGAGAACAGAGGGAACTATCTTCTATGATTGGTCTATGCAGAAAATACCGAATGTCCGGAAATTGACTTGTTAGGTCGTCGGGTTCGTCTGGTTCGCTACCAATGCCAACCGTTCCTGCTCCAATCGGGCCTCCTCCGCCAATTTGAACTGTTCGTTCATTTCGAGCCCTTGCTTGAAAAAAGCTTGGAAGTTTGCTTCGAGAACGAAGGCAAACACTTGGCAAGCCATCATTAGCTCACCATTGAAATGAATGTCGAAGGTTGCCGGTTTGATTTCGGTCCCTTCAATGTTCGCATTGCAGATTACACGCTTCATTAGTTCAGTAACAACTTTGTTGTCTGCCTGACGCATGAGTGCAATCAAATCACCGAAATTGTAGTTGTTGTCGATAAGTGGGAACACACTGGTCCCCACTTTACCGATTAGCTCAACATGCAAGTCCAGTGCTTTACTCGCGGCCAATTGGCGCGTGGTGAAGAGTTTCTTTTCACCAGTGGAGGTTTTAAACTCCCGCGTAAGTAATTCACAAGCCATTTATGTTTCTCGCTTTTAAAACTTAAACGCCAATCTCTGGATAAGAACCAGTCTTAATCTGGAGACGTTCGACGTAGATTGCCCACAGGTTCGAAGTGAAAGATACACCACGAACAATGGCAGGCTGTTGCAGGATGACGCCATTGACGCCATTGACCAGCACATCACCCATCTTGTCAACAATCTGAATCTGTAGCGGCTGCCACAGAGATTTGTTGCCAGACAGACCAGTTGCCTGACTCAGCTGAGCACGCTCATACAGAATCTGGTTCCAGTCCGCTGTTTGCAGAAGTGGGAACGTAATCGCACCAGACAAGTCAGCAGTAGTTGCAACGGCAAGTTTGCCGTATGCATCCATTACTGGCAAGTGCTGTGGAACGTTTCGACGCGCAGTGATAACTGCTTGACCGGCTGTGAAACCATCGACGCGAGCGCCATCAATCAGCAGGTCGGTATTATAGAATGAATACTGCTTCACTTAGCGCACCCTTACTGAACGAAGTTGCCAGAGATAACTGCACCTTGCAGCGCACCAGAACCAATCGCAATGAAGGAAGTACCTTCCCAAATGCGTTTACCTTTCTGAGATTGCAGAAGTGCGAGGTCGGTTGAAATGACTTTGTAACCGTCTGGATAGAAGACGCCTTCATTATCATAACCCGGAGCAATCAGACCGTTGGTACGGGCCAATTCCAGTGCCAGCGTAACTTGCTGGTTAACCATTGCAACACCAGTTTCAGTCCAAGGAATCTTGGTAGTTGACTGATAGAACAGGTTGAACACGTTCACCTGAACTTTCTGAGACAACCATGAAACACCCTGCACGGTATCGAACCAAGTACCGTCAGCCATGATGCCATTCCAGAACATAACGTTGTCATCTACCGAGATAAATGCGTTGCCGTTATGAGACTGTAGGCCAGCCAACTCTTCAGGGTCGAGGTCAGCAGTTGTGATTGCTGGGCCTTTCTTGAATGCCAGAACCAGTGCACTGTTTGCAACGTTGAAGTTTACAGTTGATGCACGACCGAGAATTGAAATCTCTGGATACTCAACGCCACCATTGGATGCGTCATAGACACAAATGGTACGCTGGAAGTTCTTAGCTTTCGCCTGAGCGAAGTAGTTGGTTGTATTGCTTGCAGACAGAACATCAGTTTTGCTTGAAGCCAGACCAAATACTTTGTTGCTTGCTTCGGCCCATTCAGCCATTTCAATGTAGCGAGTGGTATCACGAAGAGTACGTTCACCAGCAACATAGAAGAAGAACTGTTTAGCTTTTGCAGCAGCCTGAGCCATTTTCGCAAGGTCGGTTTTGATACCGATTGCGTCAGTGCCCGGAGTAGAAGTTGCACCAGCAGCCGTGGTGAATTTCAATGCAGTTGCCAGCGGAGTTGCCGCAGGAACAGCTACAGTTGATTTCGCACCAAGAGTTGCTGAGGTGATGTTGAAGATACCAGCAGTCTGAGAAACAGAAACGCCAGTAAGTTGACCTTCAACTAAAGTTGCAACAGCATCGAGGTCGGCAGCAGAAGACAAGTCCAGAGCAGTAATCTTCTGAGCAGGCAGGCCGTCAACGACGATATCCATTGCACCAGAAGTGATTGCTTTCAGGTCGGCAAGGACAGCAGCACCGCCACCAACCAACTTACCAGAAGTTGCAGGCTGACCAGATGAAGACGAGATTGAACCAACAAGGAAAGTTTTCGGAGTTGGTTTCTGCGAATACCACGCCTCAGCAGCTTTAACGATTTCGTCGCCACCGGAAGGATAAGCATCCTGAACCTGCTTGAATCCAGTGAAGATACGGATGTTATTTTCACCCATAACTGGCTGGAACTGTTTCGTCATAAAGACGAGTGGACCGTAACCATCTGTTGCAGCTGCGTTTGGAGCTACCGCAATGTCAACTTGGATGATGTCGGAAATAGGAATAGACATTTGTTATCCTTTAATCTCAATGACTTGGTCGCCATCAATAAACTTACCACCAACAACAGCATTTGCCATTGAACCAATTGGAGAGATTTGTTCACGAAGAACATTGAATTGCATCTTAACGCCGTTCCTTGGTTCCCAATTTGTTTCAAGCTGAACTGTTGCGAGGTTCAGCGCCTCTTTGCCTAATGCAGCGAAACCATGTTCACGCATTTTGGCTTGTACATCAGGTCGATAAAATGAATTATCGAAATCAATGTATTCCTGACCGTCCCGACTAAAGAGGATATAAAATGTCAGGATTCTAATCCCACGAGTTCGAAACATATCTTCGCCATTAATGGCAACAATACGAGTTTCATCGTAACCGGGATTAGAACTTGAATAACATTTAACAGCCGCATACTCACCTTGTGGGCGAGGTGCGTTCTGTTGCATCTCATACGTAAACAATGGAATCCCAACAGCGACGTCAACAATTTCTTTCATCGCCTGGATTTCTTTATCATTAATATCCATTTACTTCTCCAGAACTTTCGCGGCAATAACAACGTTAAAGCCAGCATCAGTTACATCATCTTTCTCAATGACTTTATATTTCAAGCCATAAACAGTGATGAGTGATTTGATTGGAATAATAGTTCTGGAGTGGATACGCATGAATGCCGGTTGACGTTCACCAACATCAGTAGCCATTAACTTCTGACCACCAATGCCGGAATCCCTGTCACCGTATGGAATGGGCGTACAACGAATCATTTTACCGGGAAGATATGTATCTCCAGTCCAGTTATTCTTTTCGTCGTAGTGCCCTTCCTGATAAACTTCCAGCAAATGCTTTGCCGTTGTGAATCGGTTGAATGCTTTCTTTTGATTAATCATGCAATCCTCGGACCAGCAAAAGCCATCCGACGCCAGCGCACATAATCTTGGCCGTAGGCCGTAGAGAACAAATCAGCTTCCTGATATGGAATCTTATCCCAAATCCTGTCAGCAAATTCAACCTGAACATCATCAACGTCAGTTCGAGTGACAGGCCCAGCAGTCATGTCGGCACCATCTTCTCCATCAGTGCCACCGAATTGTGTAATTCGATGTGCAATCAATGCAGCCTGTGCCGGGTCATAAAAGTTGAGCCAACGTCCATCATCGTTACCCATGATAAGGACGGCATCACTTTGGAAGATATCAAATCTGTCCGGGTCAATACCAGCCATCGCAGGATAGCGTTTTACCAAATCAATGAGTGTGAGCATCGGTTACGCCAGTTTGTCGTAAAGAGCAACAACCTGTTCGTCAGTCATTTTGCTGGTATCAATACCGGCCTGACTGATTACTTTCAGCATTGTTTCTTTGGTTACAGCAGCACGTGAAACGACAGTGAAGTCGCCAGCTTTAATTTGTTCTTTGAACAGGTTAACCACTTTGGTTTTGCCAGTTTCGTAGAACTCTTTAATGCGGACATTCTTCTTATCCATCTGGACAGGAACTTCACCTTCGATTTCCACTTCCTTCATTTCCATTTCGGAAACAGTAGTCAGCGGTTTGCACAGTGCTTCGAAGATTTTGTCATCCAGTTCAACAGTTGCGCCCGCTGGAATGTGAACAAAGTCTACATCCGGTTTACCATTTTTGGTAACTGGATACATAAGTTGTACACTGCCTTTGCGGTTATTTTTTAATTGCATTGTTGTTCTCTTAATTCAGAAACTGAGGCGGGCTTTCACCCGCCGACATACCAACTTAAATACCTGAGTTGATAGAGATTGCAGCAGGATACATTACCTGTAAGCCTGCAAAGCGGCCACGACCTGGAATTTCATAAACCAGACCATGAAGCTGCACCGGCTGCCAAGTCAGAGACAGAGGCTCGCGCAGACGGAAAGTTTTCAGACCGTTAACAGTACGGCAGATAACAACGAACACGTCGGAACCAGCAGCACCCTGACCTTTGATTGCGTTCATCGCTTTCACTTTCTCTTTCGAGTTGATGAATTCGTTGTTCGCAATGAAGAATTGCAGGATGGTCATGTCAGACTGGTCAGAACGAGCAGTGTTCATGATGTACTGATGATGAAGAACCGGCATCCAGATTTCGTCAGGACGCATGATTTTCAGAGTAGAGCTGTACATTGCTGAAACAGCAGTGGTCAGGTCTTTCAGAACTTCGGTCGGAGTTTTACCATCCAGCCAGCCAGTTTTGCCGTTCGCGCCAGCAGCAACTGTGTTCTTGGTAACTTCGGTCTGTTGGAACAAGCCAACGAAACCATTTGCAGAATCGCCATACCATGCAGCACTGTTGATGTACTGTTCGTAACCGCGAGTTGCAGCCATTGCTTTACGAGCTTCCAGAGGAAGACCAGTTACAGCAGCAGACGCAATTTCGTCGATATCGTAGTCATACGCAGTACCAACAGATTTAACCGGGATAGAATATTCTTTACCGGAAATGTTTGGTTTTGGCAGGTCGGTTGCGCGGGCGTTAATAACCTGTGCGCCACCAACATGGTTGTACGAACGGTATGTCAGAGTCTGAACACCGGCACCACCAGTTGTATCAACACCGAAAGCGTCACGCGCTTCAAGGTCAGGATACAGGGTATCGTAAGTCTGCGCTTCGATGAACTCAAGCTGGCGCTGGAAGAACACAGCATCGTCATCGCTCAGAGTTACGGCATTGTTGTTCTGGATAGCAACCAGTGCATCATCCAGTTCGAATTCTGAACCATCGTTCAGCTTAATCATCTTTGGCATTGTATTCCAATTCCATTAAAAGGCTGCTTTCAAAGGCGCAACTCTTGTTACGCCCGGAACAACTTACGACTTAGGCGTGATTGTAATTGCTTTAGTTGCAGTTACAGACGTCTGAGTTTTATGAGTTGCTTTGATTGTTGCTGAGGTCGCCACAGTAGTTGCATTCAGGACTGTTACTTTGCCTGTTGCATCTACGGAAACACCGGTCACCGCTGGAGTCACAGTAAAGTTGTAATCACTTGCAGAAGAGTTTGCAAAGGTGAACAACTTATCTACTGTAACAGTTGCGTTGGCAGTTGAAGCATCAGCAGTTACTGCCGCTGCTACCGCTGTCACGCTTGGTGCCGGAGGTGGCGTTGTTACTTTGGGGCGGCCATGATTACCATGACAGGGAACACATCGCCAGCAGCAACTGGATATTTGATAGCTTTAACGTTGGTTGCTTTGGTATAACCAGCACCAGCAGTACCACCAATTTCGCCAGTAGTGTCGTTGATGTAAACATCTTCGCCAGCAACAGCAGTTTTGGCAACAACGTTAATTGGACCTTCCAGCATTACTGCCAGAGGATGACCTTTTGGAATGGTAATAGTACCATCGCCCGGACGAGTACGAGACTCAAGTACGTTCTGACGCATGGTAATACCGAGGATTTCACCTTCGGAGTTACCTACTTTACAGGTATCAGAAGTTGCACCTTTCACAACAGCCAGAGCATATGCGCCCATTTCGGCTTCTGCTTTGTAAGTGAAGCGCTGTGAGTTGGTGAACGCTAAACCGTAAACATCACCAGCGGCTGCGAAGCCAGTATTGATGTTAAAATCTTGCTTTGGCATGGACTGAATCCTATTTATTAAAACGAGCCTGGCGACGAGCAAGTGCTTCTTCGCGAGGACTAAGTTTCTTCTCTTTCTGCTCTGGAGGAGACATAAGAGAAGCAGACAGCGCATCAGACAAGGTGATTTCACCAGAGTCTTCCAGCGCGATTTCGAAACGGCCTGTGACATAATCATCAGACTTGTCAGACATATCGGCATCGCGAAGTTTCGCAACAACCATACGTTTGATTTCCATTTCGGTCTTACCTGAGAAGTCCATCTTCACATACTCGTCACCGAGTTTTGCAATTTGGGTAAGCAGTTCAAGACGAGCCGCAGCACGTTCTTCAACCAGCTTAGTTACTTCTTCATCAGACAGACGGGCAGATTCAGCATCAGCCAATTTTGAAGTCAAAGTTTCAACTTTGGTTTTCAACTCGTCACGCTGAGCTTCGACCAAATCCAGTTGAGCTTTGTCAACAATTTCAATCTCTTCACCGGAATCACCGATGCGAGTTGTTTGAGCACGACCACGGCGAACAATCGCCAGATGGTTAACAGAAGTGATTTTGGTCTTAACAGCAGACACAACACCATCTTTTTCCACACGCTCAACAATGGCGTCATGGCCCCACGAAGTTTGGTCAACTCCCGAATCAACTAAATTAATAGCAGCTTTATCGGTTAACACAACATGACCACAAAGATGAGTACCATCAGGAACCGGGGCACCTTCAAGGAAACCTTTCTGCAATTCTTTGTTGTTTTCCAAACTTACATCGGACTTCGGATGGCCGATTGTTACCGCCATTGAACGACACAACTCAATGGTTGCTTCGTCAAACAGAACTTCTGGTGGAGTCGAAACTCGAACAACCTGTTCTGGAGGAAGGTCAGCAAATTGAGGGCCAAGTTCTTTGGCTTTGTACAGCATGTCACCAGTACGTGCAATCGTAACTGGTGCAATCATTTCGCCAGAATCACGGAGCACTCTGGCAGATGAGATAGTCTGACGGTCAGCAAATAATACAATCGGCTGAGCAACAGATTCTTCATCGTTAAAGCTAACTGGAACCAGTTTGTTATGCATTTCCACTACCTTTAGGTGGCATTGGTGGCTTCTTCGGTGCAGCTTCAATAGGGCAATGACCAAACATGTGAGAGTGCGCGATAATATCATTCGCATTCTTAGCAGTAATAGCACCAGCACCAATAAGAGCAACCAAAGCTGTTGATAAATCTACAGCACGTTTCGCCTTTTCAGCATTCGACTCAGGGAATATGTCGCACCACTCGTAAGTGTAAGGGGCAATTCCGAAATGCGCTTGAACGATTGCATCCAGAACATCTAAACGAGGTTCGAAGATTGCAGTCTGTAAACCAGTAAGCAAGTCAATATAGTTTACAAGGTCGGATTCACCAGTAGCATTCATGCCATCTGGAGAAGCAGATAAGAAACGTGTTGCTGGAATACCAACCGCAGCCGCTACGATTTTAAGGTATTCCCAAATTAAGTCTTTTACGCCTGACAAGGCAATGCTTTTGGTTGAGTACTCTTCAGACTCGTCAAGAATTAATACGTTGTATAAACTCTTGGCTTGCTTCATGAGTCTGAATCGTTTCATGACCGAACGTTCGCCTTCGGGATTCGTCAGTAAAGACTGTAACCCGGCGACTGTAACCACATCAATTGTTGCTTCCTGTGCAAGTTGTGCAGCAGCAGCAGCAGTGACATAGAATTGGTCTATGGTATTCATCAGCGGTATCAACACTGAATCGGAATACCACATGTTGCGTTGAAACTCGAACAGCGGAAGTTCGGTTCCTTCGAAACGTAAGAAACGACTGTGATGTATCATCCCCGGATAGCCACTCAGAGTATAATACTCTGGCAAACCATAATGGGGAGATAGTGCATCAAGGACGATACTACCAGCAGCGTGAAGTCGTGACCGGTCAATAATTTTCAGGGACTTGACACATCCCTTCTTCAAATTATCCAGACGCAATGGAGTATCAAGTTTGCCTGTACCTTTTAGGTCAAGCAGAATAAATGATGTTCCATAGAGTCGTGCCCATTGATACGCTTCGCGGCACAGCTTACGGATTCGTAAATCCTTATCAGCTTGTTGGCCTTCGGGCGTATTAATTTTGCGCCAGTTACGTGTCATGTCTTGAGGGACAATGGTACAAACTTTCTGACTTACCCAATCTTCACGGAATCGAACCATGAGTTGTCGATAGTCAGCGTTCTTATTGGCGAAAGACCAGCGGTTGAATACCGACTTATCTTTCTCGCCACCCATGCCACTAATAACATTCTCAAGACCATCAGCAATCTTTGTCTTTTGAGTATTAACGTGATTGCTGTGTGGTTTGTTGGAAGCCATTTATTTCTTCCTTTTGAGCTTGACTCCGTTGCTTTTTACGATTTCAACATCATCGCTTGAGCTAATACGGAGTTCAGTTTCAGCACCCAAAGTTTCGACAAATACCAGCGTCTTGCCAGTTGCTGCGTCTCGAATTTCGAAACCAGCGTTGTTTTTGCTTCGGGCATCAATGCGAGTAATCACACTCATTATTAAACCCACGCAGAATAGTTGGCGTTGTTGCCGGAAAATTCAATTGCAACCATGTCGGAAACGTTGTCGCAACAGTCGTCGTGTCCAGTGCCTGAACCCAGTGAAGTCATTCCAAGTATCTCACGTTTCACATGGTCAATGTGTTCGTGTCCAGCAGGATAATAAATCTTGCCAGTTGAGAAATATGGAATGGTATTTAAGAATCGAGCAACCTTATCACCACCAGATTTGTCACGAGGTACAGGCATAAGCCTGATATTCCCATCACGAACAAACTGTTGGTTCAAGAATTGACCAGATGATTTGTCTTCCATGTACAAGGCACGCGGAATACAACAAGGCCATCGTGAGTCAAAGATGTTAGTCTTTTCCCAAAAACCAATTATCGCCGTTTTAAGTTCCGGCGTTTCGAACTTGCCCAACATAATGTCGAGGCAATAAACATCACGCTCTTTCGTTACGCCCCAATGTTTCAGAACGGAATAGTCAGAGTATTCTTTCGCAGTTGATGCAGTGTCTGCCGTAATAAACGAACGAACAATTCTGCTTCTATCGAAAGTGTTTGGGTCATACTCTTTCCACCATTCCTCTTTAACGAGGCCAACACCATTGGCAGTTGGATTACCAGCATACTGAGAGTTGTATGTGTATGGATTTGCTTTCTGCATTGCTTCCAGCGATTCCAAACTTTTACGTGACGGCCACAGAGCAGACTTCTCTTCCTTCCTATTCAGGTTATACAGAATTGGAATGGCATGGGAATAGTTCTGTTGCTTAATCAGCTTGTCATAATACTCTTGTGAGCCAGTATCTTTCTCAACGATTGCCGGAATGTTGAGGTAATGATATTTATCAGATGAACCACCACGTAACAGATAGCCAACCAAATCGCTATCGTGTACTCGCTGCATGATGATAACCATCGGAGTTCGTGAACACTTCTTGAGAGTGCCATCTGGTAAAGTTATTACGCCGTCATTCGCAAGACGTGACATAAATGTGTTATCAAAACGGTCGTTGATTTCCATACGAACCGTGTCGGAATACGCATCCTTTGGTTTGATAACGTCATCGACTACAAAGCAGCCAGAGTAATTCTCTGCAAGTAGTCCAGCGCCTTTACCAGTCATCTTGCCGCCTGTTGGTACAGCGTGCATTACACCTTGTTTCGTAGTACCCCAACGCTCAAGAGAACGTTTGTTTGGGTCGATACGAACATTGGGGAATATACGTTGGAACAATGGGTCGAGCATGACTGTACGCACATAGCCGCTTGATTCCAGCACAACGTCCTCAGCATAAGATGTAATAATATTATGGCTGGTTACGTTATGGCAGAAAGAATAAAGTGGGAGTGCGATTGATAAAAGTTGTGTCTTCGAGTGTCGAGGCGGAATTGTAATAATCACGCGGTCGATTTTACCGTCAACTATTTGCTGACCAACATCGAAGATAACATCATGGAAGTCTTGAGATTGGAACGGGAACCCCATTTGAATATGGAATGACCATTTACCAAACTTCTCAAAACTGGAAGTTAAGATTTTCCGTACAGCATCTGCAACCTTTTTCGGAATGACTGTTGGGTCAACATCCAATGGATTGTTCAGAATTTGCTGAATGAGTTCTTCCGATGCATTGTGCTCAGCTGTATCAGCTTCGAGTTGCGCACCGGGAACACGGTCAGTCTTACCTTCTTTAATAATCTTTTCGATTTCACTGGCATATGCTGTTGAGTCTTTCGAATCAGCAGCTTCCAGTCTTTCTCGTTGTGCTACAACAAGAGAGCGCAGGACAGCGTTATCTTTTAAGCCCTGTCCTTCAATCTCTGCATCCAGTGCCTCTGAGTAATCACGAATGATGTCAGGGTTAGCAGCGATATATTTACGCAGAATAGGAAGGGTCTGCATACAGAAGCGGGCACGGCTTACTTTAAGCAAGTCGCCATAAAACTTCAACAGGTGGAATACAACCGTGTTGTTATAATCGTCGCCTAAGTCATCAGCCATTATTCGACCTTTCTGGTAATCGCTTTGTAGCGTCTATTCTAATAACCTTCTCTAAAGATGGTTCAGCTTTCTTTTGCAAGCGATTCAATTCCATAAATGAATCACATACTGGACATAGCATTAAGGAGAAGTCATCTTCACCAATCGCATAGCCGCATTCCTTACATGTGATAGTGCGCATAAGCGAACTCCAAGAGAGAAGGAGGCCAAAGTGACCTCCCAATTCATCGGCGTATCGCTTAGTATTTAACGTCACTCCACAGCATATCTTCGAAATGTTCTTCGAGTGCTTTCTGATTCTCGCTGGTTACAGCCACAATTTTGAAAGGTAAGATAAGCGGTTTTACAGCAGACATTAAATCTTCACGGCCACGCTTGATACGTTCCAGAGTCTTAAGTGCGTTCTCAGAACGTGGAATCATAAACACAATTACATCAGCGCCAGTTTTATTACGAGCGTCTAATGCACGAGTGATATATGTTCCACCACCATTTGTGGTGACAGTAGACCGGAGGTAAACAAAGTTTACGCCGACATTATTTTTTACAACCGGGGAACGGCTGTACACTTTCTTTTGTGGCTGGTTCAGCATCTTGAATTGGTTTCCATTTGGTGACTTTTATTGTTTCAGTTACCTGTTCAACCTTAAGTGCTTCGTCCACACAATCCCAATAGAAACCATTGCTGTAGTCAGAAGAGCCTTCAACAGCCCAAGTACCAACTAATTCTTCTGGTTTGATTTCGAGATTGAATGCACTAACAATATCGGTAGCCACATCCAAATCAACAGTTGCACCCATAGTGACATGACATTCACTATGTTTGGCATACTCACTATCAATTTCGAACGAGTCATCGAACAGATATTTCAGAAGACGCTTGAAGACTTTGCCATCAAGATTTAATGAAAAGCAAGTTAACTTATTCATCTTCGTCATCCTCAAAGCAATCGCCATAACCAGGCCAGTTGTCAACACCACCGGCTTCTAATGCATCCAGCTTTTCAAGGCGTTTGTCTGCATCACGAAGTTTCTTTTCCAGAGCTTGGAGTTGAGCTTCAAACTCGAAAGCCATGTCATTGTCTTCACTGTTTAAGTGAGACATTAACTCTTCAAACTTTGGAATAATGCCTGTGTACTGGACGTGATTAAGGTCGTACTTACTTGGTTCAAATTGCATGCTCGGATTCTCCATTGAGCAATTAAGCGATACCGGTAGAGCCGAAGCCGCCTTCACCGCGAACAGTTGAAGTCAGATTTTCCTGAACTTCGAATGTCGCTTGAATGGCAGGAACAATCATCATCTGTGCAACGCGGTCGCCCACATTAACAGGGAATGGAAGATTGCCTTCGTTCACCAGCTTGACTTTAATTTCGCCACGATAATCTGAGTCGATAACACCAACACAGTTTGACAGACGAACATCATTTTTGAAGCCGTGACCGCTGCGAGAATAAATCAGCGCAACGTAACCTTCGGGAATTTCCGGCTTAAGGCCAGTGCCAACAATGGCAGTAGAACCGGGAGCAATGTATGCTGTGTCCGTAGAACGAATATCAGCAGCAGCAGCGCCACGACTTTCATAAGACGGAAGAACAGCCGCCGGATGGCACAGCAGGAAGTTAACGTTTGGAACTTTATTGGGACACATAACGCAGAGTCTCTCTGTATTGTTTGATTGCAGAGCGCACGATATGCACGCCGATATTTATTTCACCGTCTGTCAAATCCACATCAATGCTTTTACGCTTTTCTGTGTCTGGCAGTTCGATGTAGCTACGAGAATCGCCTTTGAAATCAAAGCCGTCTCGATGCAAGCGAATAACAAGAACCCCATCATAGCAGGAGTTAATGCACTGAAGTTCGTCTGCAAAACCACCATCGGGATAGATGACATTAACATCGCTATCCATGTGCCCACAGAGTGTTTCAACACGGTTAACCTCAACTTTGCCAAAGTAATCGCTGCCGTAACGAGGCTTGTAGATTTCTTCACTGACATAGATGAGTGCTTGTCGAGGAGTTCGACCGCCCAATCCCGCCAAGGACTTCGAATCCTTAAGTACACGGTCAGAGGCGAAATGGATGAACTTATCCAAATCAATTTCAAAATGTTTAGCAGTGTGCGCATAAAGTGCATCCTTAAATTGATGTTTACGGAATGCGCCAAGTTCAACAATTTGGTTGGCTATGGTATCTTTACCACAGCCCGGCGGGCCATTTAAGACCACGCCGAGTTTAATGTTTCGCATCAGTCAAAACTCTCTTCTGACTTATCAGTGCGCAACCGTACAAGTGAAGGGAACCGGAATTTACCGCCCTCTGTCTTCTCACGATAACGAACTTGCATGATTGTGCCTAGCAGTTTTGAGCGGTTAGCCCAAATCCACTTGCGAATGTTGTAATCACCTTCGATGCCATGGTCTTGCAGGCAATCGAAAACCATTGAACCAGCGGAGCCGTAGTTAGAAGCAATAGAGCCACAAACACCTTTGTTCTTATTAGTGCCTTCTTTGAAGCCAGTAATCTTAACATCAGCGTATTTGTATGGTACAATCTTCCACCAGAGGATTTTACCTTTCTTGTCTTTGCAACGAACAATGAGGCCTTCATGTTTCAACTTCAACATTTTCTGCATCAGTTCATGAAGCTTTTCATTGCTTGGACTTTCTGCCCAACCGAGGTACAAACGTTTGTCGATGTTACCATCAGACAATTCGTACACATTTTCTTGGGTTAAAGCCACCACCGGCGCTGCATCGCTTCCAAGAATAGACGATGTTTCATTCCAGGAGTTGCGAAAGATTTCAGCATCACCGAAATGCAGGTGGTCAAGATGTGGTAACGGCTTGGAATTCCGTGACCATACTCGCCCAGCGCGATTTCTAATTGCTCGGATGCCATCAATCTTGATGTAGATTTCGCAACGTCCTTTGAGTTGACAAGTTGGGTCTTCCCAATCATGAGCATGCGCCTTCGTATAAGATGTTCCGTCGTCCAATAACTTGATAGTCATTGCGGGATAACCTTCTTAAGATATTCTCGAACCATATTCTTACGGCCGATTTTGGTTTTTGGAATTGGGTTGAAACCCGCTTGTTTGCATTTAACCATCTGTTCTTTGTCAGATAGTTTTGAAAATGCGATGACCTTCTTCTCAATGATTGCATCACGTTTGGTTGCGCCATAGCGTTCCATGTACGTGACAATGCCATGACAATCATGACAAAGTAATTCCAAATCTTCTGGCTGAACCAGTAACAGATTATGGACAAACTCATTGAGTTTAGTTAGGTCAGATAGTCCACCACATTTATTTTTATGGTTGACTTCAATTTCTTTAAGCTTGAACAGCTTATGGCAATGCTCACATTGGACGTGGAAGATTGGCTTCTTACTTGTACCAACCTTCAACGCCACACGCTTCTTCTGCAATAGAGTTAGCTTTGATGGATGCTTTGCCCAAACGCCTCGCAGCGCCGATTGCAGCCAAGCTGTAAACTTGGCTTCTGTCCCGCAATAACCATACATGGCAAAATTCCCATTCCACTAATGTGTAAGCAGAATGCCGCCCGTATAAACTTACGCCGAAACGATTTGTTTAGAATTAAGGTCGAAGTATTCAACAACACCTTTGTGATGCCAAAGTCGAACCTTGTTTCCTTCCGCCACCGTATTTGACATATATAGCAATCGGCCGTTGATGAGAAGTTGTTCTTGCCAACCGTCTGCAAAGCGCATGACATACTGAGTGGCAACGGCTTTCAAACCGTCTGCGTAATTATCAATCTTGTCTAGAAGTTCGAACGCTTCAACCGCTCCAACTCCAACACGTTTTTGATATTCTTGGCCGCATTTCGCGCCCGACTTGAAGATTTTGGTTTCACTGATTCCACAGCCCATGACACCATCTGTGGAGTCACCAGTAAGACACTGCCAGAGAAAGAATTTCGGACCATTGCCTTTGATTTCCTTTTTCTTGGTTTTGCCATTGTCTTTGATGATGCAACGAAGTTCACCAAAGCCAGAAACAATCTCAATCTTTTCACCAGTGTTTCCGGTTTCCCAACGATAATGTTTAATTACCGGGCCACCTTCACGACCACCAATTTGTTTTAAATCTTTGTCCAGAGACGCAACCCAAACTTCGTCGTAGTCGTCTTTGGTCAGCGGACGCACAGTCTTAATAGACTTAATGTTTCCACGTTTACCCATTTCGAGTTCGACTTTATTACGACACATGATACCGATGAGGTCATCAGCTTCAAGATAGTCACACTTCAAACCATCGTATGAGGTCATCAGTGTTGCTTTGGCATTGCGAAGATTCTCAGGACGCCACACACCATCACGATTTGCCTTGTATGCAGGACAAATAATATGACGCATGTTTGAATCACCAGAGATTAACGTAACTGTTTCAGTTGCGCCAATGCGTTTCATCATGAAATCCATTTTGGATTCCATAGACATTTGAATCTTTGCAAAAGAGATATCTTCAGGCTCTTTGCCATACTCTTCCGCAGCCGCGTGGGAGAAGGCAACCATATCGCCATCGACCAGCAGCAGAACCTTTTTCTTCTTAATCACTTTTGCAAAACTCCAAAGAAAATAGGGCACTCCAATATTCGGAATGCCCTTTTACCAATTGGTAATTACATCTACTCCAAGTAGATGCAGTGTGTTACTTAGAAAGGAATAGAACCGCCAGCAGCAGTGCCATTACCTTCTGCCTGAGCAGCTTTCGCAGCAGCCTGAGCTTCCATTTCTGCTTTCAGTGCTTCGTCAACTTCTGCTTCTGAGGCTTTGTTTTCTACCGGTACATTGGTAGGAGTCTGGCCCAATGCAGCTTGAAGAGCTGAACCATTGAATTCGAGGTTGTTCAGAATACGATTCTTAACAGCCCATTCTGCATCGCCACCCGGCAGTTTGCCGAATACTTCCACATCTGGCGCGCCTAAGTCGAAGAAGACTGTGGGATTGACCAGAGGTTTTGCATCACGTTTGTCTTTCGACTTCATTGGTGCAAAAGTGGAGATTTTGTTTGCTACCTGACCAGCATTTTTGCCACCTTTCTTGGTGTACTGAGTCAGGTTAACAACCAGTGGTTCGCCCAGCAGGTCTTTTAACTCTTTGGCAGGATGACCAGCAATACCAGCTTCGGGATTCGCTTTAACTTCAAAGCCATCAACAGCAGCAATGAATTTGTAGATGTGAGAACGGTCACCCATAAATCCATCAGGATTGTAAGTGAACTCGAAATCAAACCAACGTGGTTTGTCCAGCAAAGGTTTCGGAATCATTTCGCCCGGTTCGCCGTCCGGGTCTTGAATCATAATGACTTCACCAGCTTCATTGGTTTCAGACATATATTCATCAAGCAGTTCGAAAGTGCCGAGAAGTTTGTACGCTGGGTCTGGAAACTGACCAGAACCCGGTTGCTTGCCGAGGTCAATCAGACGTACCAGACGGGCTGGATAACCACCTGCTTCGAGCAGGATTGCTTTGGATGGAGCTTTACCGGAATCTTTGGTTGGTGCTTGAAATAAGGCCATTTTGTTTCTCCGAGAGAATAATTTGGTTACGAAATAATAGGTGTGAAAACCAGTTTGAAGTCATATGCTTCCAAAACAACTAAAAGTTCAGGAATATCATTTGACTTTGACAGTGCGGTGAGAATGTCTTTTGCAACTTCACTTGAGAAGTATGGAGCAGTAAGAACTTTCTCAGCCAGATAAGCAGAAACAGCATCCTTAACAAGAATGCTGGCATCGGCTGTAAACTGGCTTAATTTCATTTCCTGCACATCATAGAGTGCATATACCAGTTGAGCCATGTTAGTGAATCTCTGAGTAGTTATCGCCAAACTGAACTTCACACGCAACATCGCGATTCATTTTCAGTTGTTCGTTGGTACGTTTCATTGCCTCAACTCCAACTATTTCTTCCCAAACTTCGCGAGTACCTTTGCGAACTTGAAGAATCAATTCATCGTGGAATTGTCCAGACAACAGTGGGTCACGGCCATAACGTTCATTGCAAATTGCAATTACATTATTGCACCAAAGGTCAAACACATATGCGCCTGTACCCTGACACAGAGTTGAGAAACGGTCTTTCTCATTACGCAGTGAATACCAGAATCCATTGATTGGATTCAACTGCCACATCTGACCATCAATAGTTTTCACAGTCGTGTTGGCTGCTACTTCTTTGATTGACCAGTTGAGTTTCCAATATGCTTGATGCAGCTTCTCAGCTGTTTTGAAATCACATTTCGCAGCACGTTGTACAGTTGCAACACCAGCGCCATACTGACAAGCATAGTTTGTTGTCTTGAACATTGGACGTTCTTTGACTTTCTTAATGCCGTCTTTATGAGCTTGTGATTGTTCTTCGGTAATGAATCCACCGATTACGCCAATTGCTAAGTGGGCATCATAATCATCTGCCAACTGCTTCTTAACATATTCAGGGTCATACTTCCATTGGAAATGGTGCTTACAACGGTCTTCTAACGAAGATAAGTCCGAACCCAATTGTTCGTAGTCTTCGCTAAACGCTTCCAACATTTCACGGAGTTCTTTACCACCGAACACACGGATAGAAGGAATATTGACAAGACCACGGTGCTTAAGTCGAAGAGTATTTGTAAGACCGCCACAACCAGCGATAAGAAAGCCATCGTCAGAAACATCACGAAGCCAGCCGTTAACAATACTGAGACGGTTACGGTAAACGCCCAGCCCGATAAGGTGTTCAACACCCTGACCCGGATTGGCTTCGGCGAGTTCATGGAGGCTCGGACAGATGTCGGGATTGCCGTCATCGTCTTTAACAGTGATTTGCGGAATCTGGCGAGTTTCACCTGTTTCTTTATTCCTGTCGAATTTGAAAGTTTGCGGAACCCAGCCAAGGCTGAACAGCCAATCTTTGATTTGTTTATGCGAACCAGCATTTGGTGCATTGTAACCTTTGAGAACTTTAATTACTAAGTTCGGGTCTTTCCAATCAAGATTATTTGCGTCGCAGACTGCTTTCCACTTAGCGCCAGTTGCTGACAGAGTGCCATTTTGTTTGTGGCATTTGGCTGGACGGTGTTTAAGAGCGTAGTCAGGAATCTTTGGCATCGACGCTTCGAGTGCATCGGTCTTTTCCTTAATCATTGGCTCAAGCATTGCTTGGAATACTTTGGCCTTTTCTACATTTAACTTCCAGCGAGTACGTTGCTGAATAACTTGCTGACGAGCTTTACTCATCAGGTATTCAACGAAGCGACGAACTTCGGATGGAGTTTTATAGATTGCGAGCAACTGCGTATATTGCTGTTCCCACAAACTAGTTTGAATACGGCAGTCCTGCATTACGCGATGGTTGTATTCTTCCTGAGTCTGATTTTCCCAATCCTCAATAACAGGTTTTGGAACACCAAACTCTTCACCATATTCTGCCAAACCGTGGTTATGGCGTCGTGGTTGAAGATACCAACTGATATAAAGCGTATCAATCAGGGTTACTTTGGACACATCATATCCAAGGAAGATTAATGCTTCCATGTCAAATGTTGCGCCATTATGCATTACGAGAGTTGGGCCACTGTCCAGAAAATCCTGAATAGTTTTACGCTCAGTCCACTCCATGCAAACTTCTTTCTTACTGACTACATCAATAGCACCCATGTTGTGTAAACGTGGATGTTCTTGTTTAGCCATTTGGTGTAACAAACCAGTAGTTTCTATGTCACTGGCGAATACATTTTCCCACGGATAAATCACATTATGTCTCCATCTGGGAAGTTGAGAGGAGGTTTGTCCAAGCTTCTGTTTCACAACAGTAGGAGGACAAGACCTTAGTTATTCTTGAAATGCTCCCAGCTTTTGATTGGGATTACAGTTGCTGGGTACTCTTCAGACCAATAAACTTTCTGCATCCAATCAATGCAGCCAGACCAACCGCCATTTAAGCAGGTTGCTGGAGTAATGCCTTCAAGTGAATTAACACCAAAGACGATTCCATTGTTTACTGAAATCTTGTATTTAAAACTCATTGATGAGCACCTTTCTTCTGAGTGAGTTGAACAACTTCTTTGGTTTCGAACATTGAATCGTCCCAAGAACGTTGCAAGATTCGTCCAGAGTCGGCGTCATAATAAGTTTTGAATGCTTCCAACTTACCTGCTTCACGAGCTTTGATACCACGAATAATAGAACAGTTAGGGTCAACTGCCTGCATGTTACGTTCGAAACCGAACATATAATGCGAGTATTTTGCGGCTGCACGAGAACCAGTAAAGTCGCCTTTCTTAACACGTCCACCATCTTCATGAGGACGCTGGCCTTTCGCCACCGGGTTAAGGTGAGACAGGTCAAGAATATGAAACTGATATTGCTCTGCAAGTTTGACTTGGTCGGCATAAACCTTACCCAAGAAATCATTTCGTTCAGAGGCAGAAATACCTTCGCCCAAAATGGTCAGGTTATCCAGAACGAACTGGTCAATGTCTGGACCAATCTGACGCAGAATAGTTTTGATTCCTTCCCATGTCTCGTATGGGTCTTCACCTTGTTGCTTCCTATCCCACATTTCGAGGTATGGAAGAAACTTCTGGCAAGTTAGAATGAATCTCTCGTGATTATAACGAGGGTCATTCTTAACAAACGCTGGGTCAAAGTATGGCAAGTTGTCGTGCAATGACGCAAAGCGACGTAAAGTTTGCTGTGGACTTTCTTCCATAAAGCAAGTGAAGATATTCCACTTATGCTCAAGGATATTATGTTCACCCATTTGGCGAGCAATGGTAGTTTTACCACCACCTTCTGTACCGCCTAATGTCCAAACTTCACCACGACGTTGACCAAACGAACTGTCAGTCATTTTCTGCCAAGGAGTTGACGCACCCGGAGCAAGTTCTTCATCCATTTCTAACATCAGCAGGTCTTTATTAACCAGTGCTGTTGGAAGCGGACGAGACGCACGGAAGATAACTGCATCACGCGTGTTCTTTAACATACCACGTTTGAGACAATCATTTGCATCATTGGCTGGAAGCTGAGCAATCATAGCACCCGGAATTAACCGACATGCTTCTTTTGCTGCTTTACGGCCTGGCTCATCTTGGTCGAAAACAATAACAACATGTTCCCAACGCTGTTTAATTTCTTCGGCAACACGTGCCAAACATTTGTGTACTGAATCAGAACCATCTGACAGCGAGATTACCGCAAAATCAAGTGCTTCATAATCAGTGCCCCGGTTAAGAGTACGAAGAATCTGACGAAGCGCAATGGCATCTTCTTCACCTTCTGTGATATACAGAGTCTTGCCGCCAATTGCTTTGGCAGCTTCCCAATTATATGGGTCATTCTCCTGCGTATCGCCAACACTCCACATCACTTTCTTGTTGAGGAGTTTAATCTTCCAACGAACAAGTTTGCCGCCACGAGTATACCCATGCGCCAAAGCATTTGGAGTCGTGCCATCGAACTCTGAAACCAGCAGCCGCACACGAGCAGCACTCCAGTATTCAGGTTCGATGCCACGGTGGTCCAAATCGAATACCTTACACGTAGAAATATCATCAAGTTCTTCCTGAATTTCTTCTGGAGTTTTGATGTGAATTTCTTTCGGGTCTGGTGGATTGTTACCGTACGGATTTGGAACTAAGACACCACAAGCAAAGCAGTAGCCAGAATAAGTTCTTGTTCCATCCTCATTCTCGTTCAGCCAAACTTGCAGCGACTTCCCGCTGGTTGACTTACAAGTTGGGGAATCGTGCTTAATCTTTTGTACACACTGCTTAATTTGCATCTCGTTGGAGTCCTTATTTTGTCAGAGCAGCCCAACATTTTGGGAAAAGCTGTGACATGATTTTGCTTACTTCTTCCGCAAACAAACGGGCTTCATACTGCGCGTGTTCACTGGAACGTTGTTTATAGAGGCTTGCCCAGCCATACAGCGAACCGGTCCAAATCCATTCGGTAATCATACCTTGTGGAAGAACCATGCGAGCTTGTTCTGGTGCAACTCCCAAATCAATTAAAGCCATGTACTCGCGTACAGCAGCACGTTGAGTTGTGGCAATGAAGTGGCGCATGTCGTCAGCAAAATCCTGAGACATTGGCACGGCTGATTGAGTCATCAGCTTCTGAGGTCGAGCAAATATGACTTCCGGGTCATAGCACTCAATCTCAATTGATTCGCCATCTTTGTATCGACGGGAGATTTCATTCCAACTAAAGCCAACTTGATGTTTACCAAGCTGGCGAGCCAGAAAGATTGGAGCTTTGCAGCGCAGTGTCACAGTTGCATGACGGAATGGAGTTACGTGACTGTGTTCCGCGAGGAAATCAATCAGACGCTCATCACGTTCAGACATTTCAGTTGCAACAACGCCATAACTGACGCGTGCTGCGTTGACTGTTGCAAGGTCGGTGCCCATGTAGTCAACTACTTCGGCAGAGATTTGTTTGGACATTAATGAGTACCGGAATCAATGTTAACTTTTAAAGGTTCGGGAATACGAGCCTTCATTAATTCGTCAGCCATGAAGTAAACTGCTTTTGCAATCTGTTCTGCCGACACTTGGTTGTGTATGATTGCAGACAAGCCATCTGCATCAATAACTTTGCCAACAATGATTCGTGCAAACTCATCACGAATAGTGGCAATGTCTTCCACAGGAATGAATGGAGGAAAACTATTTCGATTCATTGCGAGACTCCATGTACACAGAAAGTAAATCTGCCTGAGCTTCTTCAACAGCAGCAGCTACAGTTAAGTAGAACTTTGAACCACAAAGCTGCGACTCTACGGTCATCCAAGTGTAACCTTGATTGGCAACGTAAATGAGTTCACAACGCTGACGCTCATCAGTAATGAAACGATGGGTTATGTGGTTGAGTTCAATGCTCTTTGGCAGCTTCTCAACTACTTCATACACATCTGCATACTCAGCAGCAGATAGAGCAGTTGCAACAGCATTGTCGCTGGTGGCGGTACTTACTCGCATAAGCAGTTTGTACTTAGCTGTTGGAGTTCCACACACAAATACATGACGGTCATGGTTCTTGTCTTCTACAACTTTGCCAACCCAATCTTGCAAAGAGGTGAAGTCTGAACTTCCTGACAAAGTTATTTCATTTGTCAGTACATCAAATAACTGCGCCCGACCATTGGCCAGCATAGTTACGATACAAATTTTGAACGGGCAAGTGGTTACATAGATAACCTCTTTGATTTTGTTCACATCGACATAATTAGTCAGACGGAACTTGCCCTTCTGTGGGTTAATAAGATGCATATTTGGCTTCTCAATGGGTAAGAAAAACGAGGGATTCTCAGCTTATGGCTTTTATTCTGCTCTCTACGTTACCGATACGAATATAGAGTTACTGCGCTTTAAATTAAATAAAGAGCAGAAGAAAAGACTTTTGATTCCTAACCGGCCAAGCGGAATCACTTCTTGTATATGGGAGAACATCACAGGCTCGTAACACCTGCCAGTTGATTTCAAGTAACAAATCATCATGGAAAACCCTGCCTTGCATATTTCATTAATACGTCTCGGAGAACTGTGTGGCAGCACAATTCAATCGCCAGTGAGGAGCCTGGCTCGTCGCAGGATAAATCCTGAATACGATGCAACCGTATTAAATCTTACCACCGCGCTTATTAAGCTGTCCGTCTGGATTTGACTCCAGTATGCCAGAGCACATTTTGCATTTTAAATGGATGCAGAACCATTTTGAAAGAGTGGACGACCGAGGAATCAAACCTCGCCAGATACGTTTTGCGTACGCACGCATATCTTAGCCAGCCTGCATCATCCGGAATATGGCGCTTGGTCACAGGAATCGAACCTGTTGCGCGCGCACCGTTTCACCATAGTTTCGTGTCTCCGTCGAGACCTAGTACTATCACATACGGAACCAAGCATTGGTAGTTTAACGACGTCCCGGTCGGCAGTTTTATTTTCTCAGGATGCTCTGAGCAGGGTTCACGTTATTTAAAGTCGCACATCCCACTCGACTATGTGAACAGTTTCTTTCCATGTTCAGGGCTGATATCGAAACAACTTTGTCGGGTAAGTTTCGAATATGGTGGAGTCGGCTGGGTTACTTTCGCTTGCCAGCAATGATAGAAGCACCACACCGACCAAGGCTGTGCGACTACCGGTTTACTTAACTCTACGACTCCATTGTTTGGCTGGAAACCAATCCCATAAGGTTCCGCATATTTCAGTGTTGGGCCACCTACATCTTCCGCAAGGTATTCGTCTTGCGGTTTAGGATTCGTGACGGGTTTTGATAACGCAGGTTTAAACCACGTAAACTGCGAGGCTTGCTTTCGTGATTGGAGCACAGAATCATAGCTTCTGCCCAGCGTGTGGATTGATAGTCCCACTCCGTTCACTCAGGCTGTTTACCACTTTTTGGTGGCAAACATTTCTGTTCATAAACTAAGTTATGAGTCAGAATTTGTCGTTTGGTTTCTGCTGTAAGAATAGGAATTTCCTTCTTCGAAAGCAGAATCAAACTAAAACTTGTACAACTTGTGTCAACAATTTTAGTCGCGGGTGAAACGCTGCAACTCGTCGTCAACATCATCAGAGCTACTGCGATTGACATGCTCAACAACTTTCTTCGCATCCTTGGCTGCTGTGATTTCAGCTTTGGATACTGCATTTGTCTGCTCAATTTCAGCGTCCTTCTTTTCAATTTCGTTGGAATGCTTCTCGTCCTTTTTACCAGACAGATATGCCAATCCAACTCCAACTAAAAACAGGAATGCAGTAGCAATCCAGCCTTTAAATTTTGCAGCCATCGCAATCAGATTCATCTTCGATTACTTCCTGTGCGTCAAGCTTTTCATCATTACGGCGTTCGATTTCATCGAAATCAATACCCGCCAGTTCTAACTCGTCCATTTGTTTCCTGTATTGTTCAATAGACTGTTTAAATAGTGGGAAGGCTTTGTCAGAATGAGGAACCTTTCCGTCAGTAGTCTCAAGCAATCGCAACATTTCTGCTGCAAATTTCACTTCCAAGTCTGCAAAACTCATCCGCAAGCCTCATCGAATTCACGACGAATTTTTGCCAATGCACCAACAGGATAGTTCGCTTTCTGAACACCTTTGATGATGCGACGAATGGAATCATTTTTGATACGTTTGCCAAGCATTTTGCAACAAGACCGAAGAGCCTTGTTCTCATACTCACCAAACTTTCTAGCCATTGCAACAGACAATTCGCAAGTCATGATGCAATCGTAATACTCAAGCACCAGTTGCTCTTTCTCGTCCACTGTAATCTCCAGAGTTAAAATTAACGCCGCTTGCCGCAGGTCTTAGCTGCAACTAATAATTGAAGACACACGCGGAGAATGTGTTGTCTCGTAGTAACAGTGTTTACGTCCCGTATCTACGTCTATCTTCAATATGTTCACAACACATTCAGGACTCGAACCTGTATATACTCTTTGTGCACAAGAGCCTTACCTAAGTAATGTATTGCTTCAATTCATTTTGATGTTGCACACTGCTGGGCCATGACATAACGGGCATCGGCCATCCTCCCGCGTCTAATCCAGTATGCAACTCAAAATGTTTTCGTCTATCTTGTCAAACAGGTATCACGAACCGTTAAGCGCCGTTACCCTGAGTGACAAGACAGTTGAAAAAGTTTGGTCGGCCTCGGAATCGAACCGAGATTTGAGCCGCGCGTCCACTCAACATTTTCCTGTACCAACCATTGCAGAAAGATTGCGGCTACGCTCCGCAAAAAGCCATACTTCCATTCGCGCACTGCCCCAAGGTATGCATCGAATTTCCGCAGCTATCTTTCATTGTTGTGCCCATTATTAATCACAGCGGGCCACTGCGCCGAATTCGGTTACATGGAATCGGAAGACCACGGAGAGCACTTAAATTTAATTAAGCGGCTGCTCGCATTTCATTATCGTTTGCACTTATTTTTATAAGTAAAAATAATCGACTCTAACGAACGAAAACTTCTGGATGACCTCTCTAAGAGAGCGGTTGGGCTGAGTGACCAATCCGTCTTTCATCCAACTGTAGATGCACTCCCTCACGGAGTTTGAGTATACGATGGTTTCTCAGGCCATAATAAAACATCAAATCCTGTGTGCATGTTCGTCCTACAAATTGGGCTATTCGAATCATCCAGAAGCCCACTCTCAACTCTTGGCAGCGGCTCAAAGCCTCTTGCTGTGGTTGGCAGAATGGGATTCCGGGTATTAAACAAAGCTAGTGCCACTGTGGGATAGCTTTGTTGTCGCGCTTACCAGACGCGACCAGATCGACTTAGAACAGTGGAGCTTCTTCAGTGCCTTCGGCAACTGGCTCTGCAACTGCATCAGCAGCAACAGCGGCAGCTTCGCCTTCAACAACTGGCGCTTCTTTCGGAGTATCGAAAACGGTACGCTCAACGGCTGGTTTGCCTGCCTGCACCCACGGAATGTAGAATGCCAGGAATTCAGACGCAGTGTTGATTTTCATGTTACGTGAACGGTCGATAGCGCCGATGGTGTTAACGAACGCTTCGGTAGCGGCGTCGATTTCAGCTTTGTTTTCCAGCATGAAATCATGCGCGTTACACTCTGCTTCGGTCAGGAACAGAGAACCATCATTTGCTTCGTACTGAGTTACGGTTACAACTTTAGCCACGGGAAAAATCCTTATATTGGAGTAGATGAACACAACGATATGTGTGTTTACATCAGATTTAAAAAGTAAGTTTACTTGGAACCTTTCACATTCAGCTAATGCCGAAGAAGTGTTCCAGAATTAAAAACAAAAACAGAATCAAATTTGCGCGAAGCGCAGAGTTATTTCCCGAATTAAAGAATTAATCTCATCTTCGGTTAATTCTGTTTTGATTGAATCAGTGATGCCTTCAATTTGCACACAGACAAATCGACCTACACCATAAACGGTTAGGCGGTCGAGCCTGTCACGAATGAGAACACCAGCTTCTTCAGCTACTGCACGCAACAACTTCCAACGGAGTGTTCGGTTGGGAACGACAAAACCATGTTTGTAGAAAACTTCAACCATTAGTTTGCCGAGACACACTGCTTCAACGTTCCACCCACGTCCAACTAATTCCTGCAACATGCAGAGAGTTAGAAGTTCGAGCCGGTTGAAATGTTGAGAGCGACAGAAGTTAAAATATTCGCTTGGGGCATTTGAACGAGAGAAGATTCCCTGTTTAAATGCACGCTCAGTTTCCTGAGCAGCCATCATTATTAATTCAGGCTTTATCAACTTCATTGCATCAAAGCCAGCACGCGTGGCTTTAATGATGCGACAACATTCGTATGGTTTTAATTTAACCCATTCACCTTTCTTTGAGTCAGGCGAAAAGTGCTCCCAATACGTTATCACATTTTCTTTTGCAAGATAGACAGCATCATGTTCCTGCAACCACATCTTAATGGTTTCAAGAGCTATGATGCGGTCTTGCTCATTTGACTTGCTCACCTACAATCTCCTGTAGGACTTCGAATTTCTCCATCGCTACAGAGTTGCTGGTGGATTCCACCAATTTCTTGGTTTCTAATTCTACGTCCTTACCCATTGAATTGACGCCATTGGCGAAGTGCATAATCAGCGCACCAATTTGTGGGTCAGGCGCTGCGCCAGAATTAATGAGTGATGTGAGTACATTTTGCAACACACCAAAGGCCACAGCTTGAGCCGCAAACTCAACTTCTTCACGGCTAAATGAGAGTTGCTTTTTACGTGCCATTAATGACCTGCCATAATACGGTTGTTGGCTTCTTCACCAGACAATCCCATTCCAACTAAAGTCGCCATGCACTGCGCAATACGACCTTGACACACTTTTTCAAACGACTTGTATTGCTCAGAGTCTTTATCGAAAGTGTTCTTAGCCAGAATAAGACTTGCCATAACACCATGAGCCATTGCAACTGATTGCATGACTTGGGTTTCAAAGTTGATTGTCATACCAGCATGCTGGTGGTCTTCAACCAGACGGTTATGCTGGAAGCCAATGATTTCACGCTGCATACGAACTTTTGCACGCAGCTTTTGTTTAAGAGTTTTGCGAGCCAAGTTGCTCTCCTAATTGATTGTAGTCCACTCACGCATCATCACACGAGCTTCCGGTTTGGTGTTGCAGTTGAGGTAAGTTACAAGTTCAACCAGTTCACGCAGTGAGCGGCAATTAGAACCACGGCCAAGTGCTTGCATAATAGATTCGCGCCATAATCCATCAGGCTCAGCCATTTCTGGAATGACTCCCAGCAGCTTTCGGCCCATGTAAACAAACCGGCCACCGATGCGGGCATAGTGACGCAGGTCACCGTCAGACATTTCGAACGAGATAACCTTCGCTGAGTGTTTGCGAATTGCAGATTTCATTTGAGTCTCCGATTGAGTATTTGTGACTGATGGCCCTCCCGATGGTGGCGAAGGCCGTTCCGAAACCCGCTGTATGCTGGATGCTCCGCACACACAGGCGTTTGTATAGGTTGGCAATATGATTGCATAGGATAAGGGCAAAGGCCGCACAATGGCGCGTAGCCTCAAACCGGCATTGCCGTATGGCTCACTGTGTCGCACATGGCTGCACTTTGCGCCCTATCCTATATAATCACATCCAACTAATGCTAAAGCGCGGCACGGAGCCGCAGCCGTCGCAGAATGCCGGATTTAAGCACGGTTTTACCCGAATTATCAGCCCTATCAGCTTGCTTATTTCCTGTCACAAACCGGCATTGGAATATACCCCTATACGTAGTTCAATTAAATTAATAAATGAACTTCCAATGCCTATGTAGTCACAACTCCTTTTAATTTCGCTCACGTCTTTGCAAGTGAATTAAAATAGTGTGTGATAGCATAACGCTATCTCAAAACAGATTAAAAGAATCTTACGTGCCGTATTCTCAACCCAGCTGTCCAGACTGGTTGTTATCGGCCAGCGCAATGCTGGTGGACTCCGACACAATTGCTAGTGGAAGAGAACACGGACGAAAGACACTTTGTGACTAACCTGTTTTGACGATAGTTTCACGCTGTTATTATCGGTTTTACTGGTTAACGGAAAAAGTGGTCGATGGCGGCTAACCTATCGTCACAATGTGTTTATTAACCCTTGACACATATTGTTATAATGCTTCTGACCTTCCGAAACACGTTCCGCACTTAGTTGATTTGGGATTCACCAACGTTCCAAATAGGAACCGAAATGTTCCAAGTGGCTACAATGTGCTTCGCACCTCCAGCTAATGCCGAAAGCGCGAAGCGCCACACTGTTACAAAATTACCGCACGAATTAAGCTCCAGTCAGAATCAAAAGATTCGTCTGGTCGGAAATACATCCTGAACTTATCCGGGTCACAGTCAACTTCAAACGCTGTCTGATTGCCGAACAAATCTTTCACGCGGACATACGTCCAACCTTCCAACCAACCATTCGGGCCTTTGCCACTACAACGGTTGATTATCTGGTAATAATGCTGTCTGTCTGTGTGATAAATGATTTCACCACCAACAAACTTGCTTGCATCAACTTGTGAAGATGTAACCATTAAAGTTGGCATAACCGCCTCCTGCATCCCAATCGGCTGCGATTTTCTCATAGTCGATGTAGTTGTGATATCGTTCTGGTATTTCTGGCAAATTGTGTTCATCGAAAGACTCTGTAACAAAGTCCAAGAATGAATCATACTTGCCCAAATAACTATCTTCGATTTTGTCGAATGGAATTTCCAGTTCGACAACAGCAATGATAACTTCATCATCGAGACTGTCACGAAGATTGGAGATTTCTGCGTACTTCTCCCAATCAAAGCCTTTCGGCTGAATCAGGCAAATTTCACAGATACCTTCTGCTGCTACAACTTCGTAATCAGCATCGGCAATTTGTTTGGCAACTTCTTTATCAAGTTCGCAGTATAGTTCGAGGAACTCGGCCATGTTTCTGCCGTATGAAATGAACTCTTCTGCATCAAGCCAGATATCCGTCCCTGATTTCAGTCCATAAAATCGAACACAAATGTCACGGACGTGGTTAACTGTCTCGATTTTTCGAGTGATTGAAAAACTATCCATAATTTGCTCCGAATCCAGTACCTTCATAAAGGGACGGTTCTGAAAAATTTCTTTCATTGCTTAGCCTTTCGGCAGCAACCCATTTGCAACTTTTTCGAGAGTGGCATGTGCTTCTTCAAGCACTTTGATTCGCTTGTCATCAATCGAATTGGAGCCTTCAATTGCCACCATTAATAAGTCAACATCAATGCGAACATAGTCGTCGCCGATTCTGATACCAACGGTATTGTCATCTGACTTATTGCGACTGACATAAGTCATGCGCTCGTCACGACGATTGACACGACCTTTTAATTCGCTGAGTTCGCTTGGAATCAATTCGTATTTCATGGATTCTCCATTTGAAATTACGGTAAGAGTTGTTCCAACAATGCTTCCAACTGCCCATAAACTGAAAGCAGGTGGTCACGTTGAGCAACCAAGTCGTTTAAGTACGCTTGAATGCTGTCCCGCATAATGCTTGTTGAAAGAGACAAAGTTTTGTTTGCAACAGATGCATAGCGAACAGAAACTATTACATCATCTTGCTTACCACTTTCAACTAATTCCTGTGCCCACGCTAAGTCAGCTTGTGCATCAGAAATCTTTGCTTCAAGTGTTGTCCACTGAGTCATAAACTCAATAAGTGTCATGCAGGTAACTCGAAGTGAGGCATGTCAACAAAGCTTGATGGTGGCTTCTGATTTTCATCAATACGCGACCAATTACCACCCCAACGAATGGTGATGCCGAGTTCCTTTGCCGCTGCAAACATATGATGCGCGAGAATACGGAAACGTTCGGTATCGTTCCAGTCAATTGGATATGGTGCCAAGTCAACAGCATTGCCGGACATATGTCGAGACGTCATGACTTTGGTTGCACCTTGTGCATACAATTCAGCCTGACGTTTCTGACTGCGTAAACCTTCAATAACAGTTACATCAAAAGGCAAGGTTTCAAATGCCTTTGCACAAACCTTACGCAAATCCATACGGACTTGGTTTAGTTTGGCCTGACTTGATGCACTCAGTTTTACGTTACTCATGGAGCACCGTTGATTGAGCCAGCCAGCAAATCCTGCAACTGTTTGTACAGTGCTTTATACTGGTCTAACTGAGCCTGATTCGTTTCACGTTCGTTTGAAACGACACTGAGAATAGAAGCCGCTGATAACTGCAACCAAACACCAGACTTCTCAAAGAAGACTTGTTCAGTTGCTTTGGTTCCACTACCTGCAACAATTTTGCGCAGACTATCCAGAACCACATCGTCATCATTGACAACTTTCTGCAACTTATCAATCGCAGGTTGTAAATCGCTTAACTGCATGGTAATCCTTTTGGATTGACGGTTAGCTTACACTTCACTAACTCGTGGTTGATTTTCGTATAGCTACAAACTACTGCTTCGTGGCCATACATTTCCACAGCGGCATGTTTGCCGATGCGTTCCAATTGACGGATTACCTTATCAACCAGTCGAGGGAATGCAGCTTGGCTGCAATCGCTTTCAACTAAATATTGCGTTCCGTCAACTTGAAATTGACTGTGCTGTCCTGACATGGTTGCTCCTGTTTGATTTCATGAAAGAGGCGATTTGCTCTTTGATGTAAGATTGCAGACAGTTCATCTGTTGTCAGGTCGAGTTCCAGATTAATACCTGGACCATCAGCAACAACTTTACCCGTTACCAGATGTTTGTAACGGATAGATTCAATGAGCCTGTTGGCTGCGCGATAAAGTTCTAACTTAGACGACACGGAAGAGTTCTCTCTGGCTGGTGGGCATTGGCATAATCAGCATCTTTGTACAATTGTACATAATATTGACCTGCATAATTCTTACCAATTTTCGCAACTTTGCCTGAGTCGAGGTTGTAGAATGTAATCACTGCCGTTGGCTTATCGGCAACAATTTGCATCCAAGTTCCTTTGACTCGGTTGATTGACAAAATAAGAGGATTCTTGTTGTGCTGAGTGACATTAATTCGCTCACCAGCACATTCAAATACAGCAAGCCTGTCGGCTGCATGTACGGGATGACTGCATGAATACAGAATCAGCGTAATAAAGCTAATCCAAAATATTGCTGAATATTTTATTGCCATCTTCATCGTAATCAATCCTGAAATGAATGTTTAGCAGATAGTTTCTCACTTCTGCCCAATGAGGTTGACCAGACCGTTTAAACCACGGATGCTCTGGCTGCATTTTGTTCCACTTTGCTCGTCTTGCAAGAACACGAACATAAACACGACGTGCAAATTTACTGTATGAAACTTTATGACCACGGAATTTGTCCCGCAGTGCTTCATATTGTTCCGGAGATTGATTCTCGTAAACAGTGATTTGGTGAGTATAAAATGCACGTCCACGGTAATTTTTACTGCTACTGCCGAAAACGAAATGTTCATAATAAACGTACATTTATTCCTCCAACATAATACGAGTTGCATGGTGTTGAAGCAGTGCTGCCAATTTTAAAGCATCTTCTGTAGACAAGTTCGCTACAATGCCATCATCATCACCAAACACAACAATCTGGATTAGGTTGGCATAACTTGTCAAAGATACTTTATCGCTTATTTCCAAGTTACACCTCCAATTGATTTAATTAAGGTTCCTGTCGGAACAAGAACCTTTCAAAATCAATTAATTTGGTTCGCAAGACGCCCTTCGTTAGAATGACGAATGGAGTCCAACAAACGCACCAGTCCTGGTTCCGTCATAGGATACTTGTATCGTAGCAACTGAGTGTTCAGCAATTCCATGCTGTAAGCCACCAACGATATCAGTTTCTCCCCGACATTCTCCGACGGAAACGGTAAATCTACTATTACTGGCATAGTAACGTAGTCTTGCACATGCAACCGCAGTCGTGCCAATTCTTCGGATATTGAGACGATTTGTCTCAATTTGACGCCGATTGGATTTGATGGCACGGTGATTGCTTTCGATTCCAACAGAGTTATCTGTAACTCATCTTGAACTAACGCCAGACGCAACTGCACCTGAGTCATTTGATGAACTGGATATTCGAGGTTCTGCAATTCTGGTTGTTGCCGAATCTCCCGCATTGTTGGCGATTTAGTTTCGCACTCGTACATTAGACTGTACCACTCTCGTGGAGTCAGACAGTTTGGCTTCACTGGTATTGGCGGGAGTATCTTTGCTTCCAGTAACGACAGGTCCGCTGGCTTCATTAACTGTCCGTTGACTAACAACTGGCAATTCTTTGGTTTGTATTCCGGCATTACTGGTTCTCCAGTAGGATTGTTAAAGTTAATTTAATTGAAGCCACTCCCTATCGGGAACGACTTCTCAAAATCACTTCCAGCCCTGTATGTAACAGAACACCAGCGCTGAAATCCACATGATTGCGGCTATTGCTGGTGGAATTACTTTCATGGCTTTTTGACTCCACTGAGTCCATTCTTAAGACGATTGAGACTTGCCATCATTCGTTCGTGACACTCACGTTGGATGATAGAAGAATCAATTTCGAAGTTGGTATTTGACAACTGAACTTTGCTAGGCAAATTATTTGCTTCGTCGTACTGTTCAATTGCGCGTTTCAATACAACCATTTCATCAATGGCTGCACAAAAACTTACGTGGCTGGTTTGCACTCGTTTTCTCCGATAATACTTTGTTGACAGATTTAATTTCTCTGACAATGCAATGGATTTTGGGTCTTCTCCTTCCAACACCGAGTTGACTTTGTTGTACGGTGAACGAGGGTCAGTCCAAGTTCTGGTAATCAACCGCCATTCACCGTGCAGAAAAACTACGTCGCCCGTCTCAATGAAACGGGCTTCAACGCTTTCTGAATTAATCATCAGAATGGAATGTCGTCGTCAAAATCCATTGGTGGCTCGTTGTTCTGAGCTGGTGGTGGAGTTTGAGACTGTGGTGCTGACTGCTGCTGCGTCTGCTGCTGTTGAGGCTGCTGGCGCTGCTGTGCTGCCTGCTGTGGAGCTTGTTTGGCTGCACGTTTCTCAAGCATCGTATCAACTTCGGCCTGGGTCATCATGGTGAATGCCAGAGAAGTGAAAGTACGACCGTTGGCTGCTTTATCCCAACCGCTCACCCAATACCAGATACCATCAACATTACAACGACCACGCTGGTCAGGATGAGTATCCTTCTGTTTGTAGTCGTTTTTGCCGATGATGCCGGTGTTGGTATCGTCATAAGTTTTGGTAGTAGACATGATTTAGCTCTCTATATAAAGTAATTTACGGGTTAAGTTTCAGCGTCATTGCTGTTCTTCATATCCAATTAAACATGAATATTGAGATGCACTCAATGAATGCACCTTGTATTCATATTACTGTTTCTTTGCCCACTCAATCGCTTGCATGATTGTATCACCATGACAACGAGCTGGAGCACACCAACAAACCAAATCCTTTCCATCCAAATCCAATAAATCTTGGATTGCGATTTCACCAGCTTTAATTTGCTTCCATAAATGCTTACGGTATTCATCGCAAACGTAATCACGCTGCTCTTCCTTAAACATTTTATATGGATTATGGAACTTCTCGTTCCCTTTAATGTCCTTCATTGAGCGACCGATGTACACAGCATTGTTATGCACACCTTTGACTCTCGAATAGTTTAACACTCTGGCCATGTTCAATCCTCTTTGAATTAATCATGACCAACTAATCGTGAATCAAGCACACAAAATCCAGATTATCAGAAACACAGTTAATGCGATTTCGAGCACCATTACAGTGCCCCAAAGAAATGCAGAATTGCTGCCATATTCGGAGTTACAGCAAATCCATATTTATGAATTGTGTAAGCGAACACGAACAAAACAAATGCACGGAAATACCAAGGATATTGGCCCATGACTTTTGGACCAGATTTGGTTTTCCAACGTTGCAGAAATACAAGTTCGTTACCAATAGTACCAAAAATCATGAGTAGCTCCTATGGCCTATCGGCCTACGGCGATTGACCAGCCTGTTAACTGCCAGTCTTTGTTTTGGAACCATTTATCCATTGGGTAGCCACCTTCACAATAGATTCGGCCACCTTTCATTTCAAACCATTCGCCTGTGCAGAAATGTCTGTGCACAACTTTCTTACCATCACGCATGGCTTGCAGTGCTTCTTCCCAAGACATATTAACGTCCTACGAAACCTGTACGAGTTGGTTTGTACAGATGAGTTACGGGAACACGAACTGGATTGGTGTTTTCAGTTTCACGCACCATTTTCCAATTCTCGTTAAACGAAACTAATCGGATTTCTCCGTTGTCGTCGCGCACACACATTTGAGAAACATTGGTAATAAAACCACCAACGCAACCATCAGTCCGAGCGATATTTCCATCGCCCAAGCCTGCACGAACGGAGTAAATTTTGTCAACAGTGAATCCACGGATTTCACCCTTACATGCGATTAACGAACCTTTGTTCACTTTGATTTCCTCATTTGAAGAAGACTACAACACCGTGTGCATCTACATAATATGACATGATTCATACCTCTTATTTAACTGACGAAACTGTCCAAACGCAGAAATGGCGGTTTGGTGTTGGTAATACTGAATTTGCGCGAGGCAAAGCCTGAACCAGCTTTTCACCAAAGTCATTGACAATGATGAAATGCTCAGGACGAGTGCATTCGCTGTGAAAGTCGCTTGTGCGCTTTAATGAAAGTGCTGTTGCTTCAACTTTGTAACCACGATTGGCTGCAATACCAAGCCACGGAGCTGTAACATTACTCACAACAACATCACCCACACGAACAAGGGCTTTCTTGAACTGACCATTATGCTTGCGGCGTAAAATTGCCATGATTTTCTCCAAAGTTAAGTAACATCTGGTATTTGCTTAGAATACTAGCTAATGGTTAATAACCTTCACTCAATATTGAAAACAAATACAAAAGCTACTTCATTTCTGAATGATTGTATTCACAATCAATTACGCTCGAACCGCGTTTCTGAGCCATCGGGAGTTTCACAATTGCCAACTCAAGCATGATATAATCGTCGCCAAACTTTCAACAAGGCATACGCCCAAACTTGATGCCGCAACGTTGTGCGGGCTTCGTGGTTTACACTCGTGTCAGGACTTGGTGCTTTTTCGCAAATGATGCCTACAAATTCGACTACGCTCCATACTGGCTCAGCAAAGGATGCGAATTCGATTCCACGAATGTTGTTTAATATTTCAGAGACGATGTGGCGACCAATTGAATCGCCAACAATCACTAGTTTAATGATGGGTGATTAAACGTTTGAATGCGTGCGTAATCAACTTTCGCACATGAAGCAATTGCACGGAGTTCAGTCAACTCGCGCTGCATTTTTAACTGCTGCTCTTCCATCATGCGAATATGTTTATCCGCAAACAGAATTACAGATGTTGGCACCTGAATTGAAATTTCTTCGTTGAGGTGCCCACGATTTTCTTCAACAACTTGTGCACGATGCACAACGGAATTAAATGCAATTAAGTTTGACATTTTACACCTTCTCTACAATTTCGGTTTTGCCGAATTTAACACAGTCAGATGAATTGGTTGAATTAACGGCGTTATAGTCGCTGGATTCTTCCAACACTTTGATGAATGTTTGACCTAAGAAAGCAAATCGTTCACCATCTTTCAGATGACCAAACATTATTTGAGCTGTCATTGAAATAAACCTTTTAGTTCATCATTGAACAGACGAAAATGAGCATCGGTACAAAACCGAGTTTCTCCATTATCATCTACCACATTGAAACTTCGTTCGTTGTGAGTCATGATTCCAAGACTTAAAGCGACCTTGGACATATTTGCCTCACCATGACCAGAAACAACGGTATACATTTTATACGCTGTGAAGCCATTTAAACAGGCTCCAACCTTGCGCATCACAACTTTGTCGCCTGTTTTCATTTAATGTACAAATCCATCAAAATTGTTGACAAACCAACGCTTAACAATTCTCGCTGGTACACGTTTGTTTGAAAGCTTTAATGCTCTCAATGCTAATTTCTTACGAGCACCGTAGGCCATTGCAACAGCCATTACTGTCCAATCAATGTTCATACTGATTTCCTGTATGGATATCGAATGTTGTTTCCGATGTGTGCCGTAATATCTTTCCTACCACATATATATTGTTGGTATTCTTGATTTCCTGCTCTTGTCCAAAATGCTGGCTTACCATTTAAATCGTAAGTCATGAGATAGTATTCCCACTGTCCACGCATTTCATTAAATTCAAGCAGGATAAATTCATTCATCCAGGTACGAAATAGAAGATTATTGGCCATTGCAATTCTTCCAGAGATAGTCCAGAACACGCCAATTCATGTTCGCATCCAGAGTTGAAATATGCATTGCTTCTGCAATACAGATAGCTCGATTGCTGCGGCAGACTGCGCCAACCGCAACAGGATTTGCTGCATCTTTCCATACCAATTTGCCATTATCTTCGGCATAAATTGATTGGTCGCGCAACATATACGAACCTTTACTGGTAGGATGAAGAGAAGTATCTTCAGCAACCAAGGTATTTAAACCTTCACTTTTGTAGAGCCAGAGTTTGTATCTCATTTGTACCATAACTCCAAATAAGCGACAGCACTGTCAACGTTGTTGAACACAACATCTTCACCATCATCAATGAGAACGACCTGAGAAATCTTGGAATACTCTTTCCACAGGTGAATAATCAAATCATCGCACGAATCGAACATGCCATCTTTGGAACAATTCTGACCTTTGTACGTAATTGCTGCGAATACTGCCATAATTTAGTATCTCCAATCAAATTAAGAAAGGCACCATGTGACTAGCATAGTGCCATATGTACATCCTAATGATAAGTTGGAGCCTATCTCGCAACTTACTCAGCCAAATTTCAGCGAATAAACTGTGAGATAAACTCGTTGTTTGTCATTCACATGCAACTAATAGGACATAATTCACCGGGCCAAATCCAGTGAAATTGTCACAATATTTACATGCGGTCAGGTAACATTCCTCCCTCAGCACTCGAATGTATTTGGCACATTCAAAGCGTCTGAATTTGGAGCGGTAAACCGACCATCAACAAAGAATAAAAAGAAATAGAGATTTAAAGTTCCCAATATTGTCACAAAGACAGTACCTGTGATTATGCTAACAGGTTAGTAGCAAAGCCAGTAACCACGCGGGTTACAGTGATAACATGCAAAAGCTGTGGCAAAATTGACATGCTATATTTGTCACAATATTGTAAACGAAGCACATGCCAGATTGACAGTCAAATCGCATCTTCGAGGGTATTAATCCACTAGCAATTTTGTCACATTCTAACATGCCGAAGTAATCACAATACTGTGGCAATATTAACATGCCAATCTGCCACTAATTTTGTTACTAATTTTATATCGGGCTAACGGGACGGAATACGCCTCGAAACCCGGATGCCACTCACTTCTCGATTTTGGATTCACTATTCCAATCTCACCTCTAAGTTCCAATAGTCCCGGCTTGTGTTAGGGCCATTATAATAGGACTCGGAAATTTCGAAACTCAACTGGAACATTTGGTCCATCATCTTCTCGATGAAACTAGTTCTTACTCAATCATGGATGCTGGAACTTTGAGTAGCCGTCTCAGGGAGTTCTACAGTTGACTAAACCTGTAACATCACTGTGACTAAGTTGACATGCTGAATATTGTTGTACACCAATAACAGAATGACATGCAGAATTTTGTTTCTTCACATCCAACTAAAGCCAAAATATTGTCGCAATATTACAACAACACTTTGGGTTGAGGAATGGATTTTGTTTTATTAAAAGAATAAAGGGCCTCCGAAGAAGCCCTTAATTGATTTGGAACTTACTGACAGAAGTAATAAGCGTGTTCGCTCATTAACAGTTCTTCTGTAACGATGTTGGTATGGAACATATCAATGCCACCAATCTGTTTAGCCAATGCTTCGAACTGATTGTTCTTCACAAAGATTTCAACATATGCCTGACGAATTACATCCATCATTGCTGGTGCATCTGCTAAGCAGCAACGGAAACAATCGTGAATTGAAGTGAAACCACGAAGTCCAGCTTTCTTTGCATACTTAGCAACTGTACGTGCCACCAGCGCATCAATGCCTTGAATATAGTTGACTACGAAGGTACGAACGAATTCTTCTGCTGTTGGCTGAGTCTCACGAATCATCCAAGGCTTACCTTCATTCTGCTGTCCAAAGATTACACGAGTTGTGCTGTCAACACGAATGCTGAATGCATCACAGATTTCACGAGATGGATAGCAAGGCTTATGAACAACCTGTCCATCAGTGTGACGGTAATCAATGTACAACTTGCTTTCTGCTTCACATTTCTTGGCAACAGCTTCCATCGCCTTAGCAATGAACATATTGATTTTCTCACCAAGTGCTGCTTTGACAGCTTCAACAGCAAGTTCAGCAAATGCGTCAACTTTATCAGCACCGAAGATTGTAGTAACAGTTGTTGCAAAGTCTTTGTTACCAGTGAGTGCTTTCTTACCGCCACCATACTGTACTGCCATGTATGGAGTCTTGATGAAGTTACGGCCATCTTTCGGATTGAAATACTGTGCCTTGATTTCATCAGATGGATTCATTGATGATTTCTCTAAGAGTTTCATCAGTTCCACCAGCGATAATTGATATGGGTCAGATGCTTTAGATTCAGAGTCAACCAAACCTGTAGCTTGAGCCATAGTCATGTTGCCTGCAATGAATGCCAGATACTGAGTACCAGAACATTTTGCATCTAAACCAAATCCAACACGTGAATCACATTCACCAGTTGTTTCAAACTTGAACCAATCTAATGCCAGACGAATGTAAGTGAATGGCTTCTTAGGAGCATCACCTGAACGTAACATGTGAGCAAGAGCGCCTGCTGGATTCTGAGCAACACGAGTCAACATGCGAGCTTCTGTCCACTTGCCACCAGAGATATCATAAAGTTCAGCCATGAACATCTGATATGCTGCACTGTCTTTCTTCACAATGTTCTCGATGTTATGAGAATAGAGTGAACGAGCAAAGTCAGATGACTGTGGATTTGGACCAGCACATGCAACGTGATACAAACGACCACGGTTATCTGCGAAGTAGTCTGAGAACAGCACATCTTCACGAACCATGTTACGAGCATTGTTCCAAACATGGAGTTCTTGTTGAATCACAGCTGGAATGTCACCGTGAGTCATGTTCAATACATCACCAACAATGTCAACCATTGGTGCATCAACATGGTATTCAGTTGATTGCAGGAAGTCGATACATTCTGACATCAATTTAGATGGCTTACGTTTGCCACCTTTGATGAATGGTTTGCGACGGTTGAGTTCCGACACAGCTTCTGTCAGTGGAGTACAAGTCTCTTTAGTTGAGACGAGTTCAATCCAACGCTCAGTCATGGTGAATGACTTATCTTCGGCAATGCTGACATAACCTAAGTGCTTAGCCAGTCCAATCAAGTTGATGGATGGGTCAACATAGTGGAACTGTTTCAGGTCATTGTTAGTGGAGTTGGCCTTCTTGATAGAGGCTTCTGCAAGACTAACCATAGCAATGGCTGGTACAACATCGTCACGTGTGAATGACGTCATCATGTGGAAGATAGCAAGAGCGGCAATGGCACAAGTCTGTGGCTGCATATAGCTCTGTGTTTCTTTAGCGCGGTAGATAGCAGAAGTGATAGAAGGGACAACAGATTTAACAACGTTTGAATTAGTCATGATAAGCTCCAAGGTTTGAATACACAATCAACTAAGCTCACAAACAACTCCGAATCCCAATGAAACGGATTTAGTTTGCGTAGCTATCTCATGATGATACCTACAGAGCACAGTGTTGACTAGATTGTGTTGACCTTATGCCTGCGAAGCAGGAGCTACTTTGGTGTTACATTGAAGCCGATAGGCTTCGGAAGAAAAAGGTTAAGGGACCGTATTATTAAGTC